ATGAATCCTAATGGTGAACGCAATAATAAGCTTGGTCCAGACTTTGAGAGATTTAATAAAGATCATGGTTTAGAAGTAAATCGAATACCCGACAGTAGTAGGGAAGAAATAGTAGATAATATCAGATTCATCAGAAATAAATATGCAGCAAAATAATTTATGAAATTACTTCTTGGAACAAACTTATTCGGCAATAATAATCGCCAGCACATTGCACGGGAATCGTGGATGCATATTCAGAAAGCACAGCCTGATAAACTGGATTTAATAGCAATTCAATTCAAATCAGAATTTCAAAATGTTACGGAGAAAATGTTAAACGATGAATTGGTAGAATATCAAGATTATAAGATTCCTGCATTACATGTTTTAGAAAATTCTTCAAAGAATATTGTAAAAGGATCGAATAGAACTCTTCCAGTATTTTTTGATGTTTTGGAGAAAATATTCATTCAATCAGAGTTTCGTGAAGATCATGAGAGTATCACACACTTTGGATATATTAATAGTGACTGTGTTATTACCGATGCCTTAATCGAATATCTTGAAGATCATAATCCCCAAGCTTTGGCCATTTCTCGTCTAGAGATTGCTAACACTACTGATATTGATCGTTTAAAGAATGAGGGGGCTAAGGTATTACGAAATGAAATAGCAGGGTTTGATTGTTTTATATTTTCAAAAGAATGGTTCGCTTATAATCGACATCTTTTCAATACGCCATATTTGATAGGAGTTCCTACTTTTGACGTAGTGACAGCAGGGATTATCAAGTTGAACGGTGGGGAATTATATAATGATAGTTCTAAGCCCCTAGTATGTCATATGATCCATGAAAATGTTTCACATAATAACACAGTGGAAAAGGATTATAATGAAAATTTAATGAAATCAAATAAATTTCATCATTTGGTTATGAACGTTATGTTTTATCATTTACAATATAATTTATGTCGAAGAACACCTTGGGGAGCATTTTTAACTCCTATGGCAGGTGAACAAGACTTCACTGATAAGTTTTTCAATGCATTACGACTTGATACTGAGAAACGAATCAACTACATTACATGATATGCCAAATACTTTAATAGCAACTGATGCTGAGTTATGTAATAATTTTTCCTCATGTTTGAAAAATGTGGAAAATGCAACCGAGTTATATAAATTCTTACTACGAAAACATTGCGTTGATTATCTGACACAGCAATTTTTATATGATAACTACACCGATAATCTAAGAGAAAGAGTAACTAGAGATTTAGATGTATTAACACGACATACACCATATCTAGCATCTGCGGACCTAAATAATTTACATTTAACAGGTGAATTGGTTATAATTTTACATGATAGAAATATCTAATGAAAATAGTCACCTTATACAGTCCTAGCCATACACGGATGTATGAAGAATATTTTCTTCCGTCATTTCCGAAGGATAGACGTTTAGATTTGAAGACGGTTCAAGCCCCTCAACTTGCAGGGGAAAAGCCAACTTTTAATGATCCTAACTGGAAATCTTTCATGTATATAAAGGCTAAACTTCTTTGGGATGAATTGCTTTCTATTCCTGAAAATGCTGTATATGGATTTTTAGACGTTGACATTATTAATGTCAATAATTTTTATGATTATATTTTAGATGAAATTGAAGGAGTTGATTTTATCTGTCAATCTGATTCACCTAGTCCCCATTTTCTTAACTGTTGCACCGGAGTTATCTTCTTCAAAAACACCGAAAATACTCGAAACCTTCTAAAGGCAACGAATGTATTCTTAGAGAAGTTTAACAATGAACAAGAGGCATTGACATTCTTTGCTGGTAACTGTAAGAAATATGAAGAACTTCAACACCTGAAATTTAAGCTATTACCGTTCGATAGAGCATTTACATATGGCTCTATATCAGGAACAGTGTGGAACGGAGAAGATATAGGGTTTGATATTCCTGACAAGGACAAGCTATTATGGGTACATGGCAACTATGCCCATCATGAACATAAAGAAAAACTGTTAGACCTTTTTAAGGAGAAATTGAATGAGTAATGGACCGACATATCAATATACTATTGTAACTGATGACGAGGAAGTTATTCAATTTGATTGGAAATTGGAACAAAGGGATGGAGTTCATTTAGGTTATAAATCATATGAATTACCTTTCTCTAGAAACTATATTGGTAAAAAGATTAAAGATATTAACCTTGAATCCCTCCAATATTTTATAAGACCGAAATGATATACGATTTTACACTTTTAAGACCGGAACCAAGTTACCCCACATACCCGCCCTATCATCAAGGGAAATATCTTGAGGATTATTTCTTTGATTTCTATATTAAGAATAAAGAACAATTTGATGCCAAAGGACGAACACTTATCCCTGTGTCGTGGACAACTTTATATGTTGAGAACACGCCAATCAACATTCAAGAGTATTTGAATCAATTAGACCCAAACGGTGCCTATTTTACGGTGGTTCAGCATGATGAAGGGGTAAGACAGCGATTACCTGCTAATACGCTTGTATTCGAGGCTGGAGGGCTAGGGAACGGTATTCCTATTCCATTAGTGTGTTCATCATTACCTAATGTACAGATAAATGATTATAGACCGACATTTTGTTCTTTTGTAGGTTCTTTAACGCACCCACTTAGAAAATCTCTATACAATATATATAGTGAACTTGGATATGATTTTCCTACGTATGAATTTTCTATCCAACAGTGGACACAAGATGTGAGTACTAATAAACTAGAAGAATTTATTGATATTACTAATCGTTCTATTTTTGCATTTGCGCCTAGAGGATACGGAGCAACTAGTTTTAGATTATATGAAATTATGCAATTGGGAGCAATTCCGGTATATGTATCAGATAAACATTGGCTACCTTGGCAAGATGAGTTGAATTGGTCTGAATTCTGTGTTATAATTAAGCCAGATCAATTATATGATGTCAATAGCATATTAATTAATATTGCTAATGATGGAGATAAACTCTCTCAAATGCGAAATAAGATTAAAGAAATATATGATGACTATTTTTCATTAGAAGGCGTATGCACTCAAATACTTAAAAGACTATAATGTTTAAAGCAGATTTCCCCCTTCGTTTCCCTTGTATTGAAGATGCCGACGAAGATTTTAATAAATTAAAATCCACATCATTTTTATCCCTTCTTAAAGAAGGCGAGTGGTTTTCTCGTTCTGATTTTTCTTCAGATTTGAAGATACCTCAATATATAGACTTTGATCAAACTGGAGCAACATCATCGAATATATTTCATGCCGCTACACGATATGCATGCGACAGCCTGAATAGCCCTTCGGTCATTAGAGGATGGTACGAACCTAAGATTAGAGCAACTTTAGAGAATAGTAAATTCTACGAAACCAATCCGGCTACGGCATTAGTTCTTAGGAAATATCTTCCTTCCCAATTTCGACCTTCTGCTGCTAAATGTATTTTTGAAAAATACAAACCTCGCTCATATTATGATCCATGTGGAGGATGGGGAGATAGACTAACCGCAGCAATGGCAACACATATTCCCGAAATATATGTCAGAGACGTAAATCCTCTTGTGTTCTGTGGATATACCCAACAAGTCAATAGATATTGCCCCGACGATTCTATTGTAAAGATGGAATTAAATGGTTGCGAAAATCCTATTCCAATGACAGATATTGATCTGATCTTTACTTCTCCTCCTTATTGGAAAGTAGAACATTATCAAGGAGAGTTACAAAGTTTTAGAAAATATAAAAAATTTAAGAATTGGTTAGAAGATTTTTTATTCGTTACTATACAAAATAGTTTATCTGCACTATCTCAAAACGGAGTATTTTGTCTCAATGTCTCTGATATATATGCCAATCATGAATATAATAAAATTATTCAACCCATATTGGATACTTTCTCGTCTAATTGTAAAGGGGTAATGGGGTATAGAATGCGTAAAAGAATGAATTCTAAGTCAGATAATACTGGAATATTCTGTGAACCTATGTTAATTTTAAAGAAATGACTTTAGAACAAGAAGTAAAAGTACAAGCCTTCATGAAAGGCGCATATAAGATGATGCAAAGCGAAGATTGGAATGAATCTCGCGCCCAAGAATTCATTATGGAATTAGCAGAATTATACGAAAAAATGTATCTATGTAAACAATGAAGTATTTATTCGTTTTGAGTTCCTATTCTGATCATCGTCAACAAATATTTGATGAAGTTATATCCCCTCGCAATAAACAATACTGTGAGAAACATGGATTTAAATATGTTGAGATTCGGAAAGAAAATAATCCCGTTCCATTTAGAGGAAACCTGACTTGGAATAAATGGTCTATTATTAAAGATTTAATAGATACTGGAAAATTAAAAGACGGAGATATTATTATACAACAAGATGCAGACGTTGCCATTGTCAATGATGCCGTCACATATGAACCAATAGAAGGTAAATCTATATCTATCTGTGTTGACAGCGGAAATACCTACTGCAATGGAATTTTTGGATTACGTATAAATGACTGGACACGTCAATTAGTGAATAATATCCTTGATGAAGATCGTTTTCAGAGAATGTTGAGAGAGTATACTGTTCATGAGGGGATACCCAATAGACCTCCAACTACTTTCATTTCCGAGTTCAGAGAGCAAGCAGTATTCTATGATTTATTTGGTATTAAGCGACATTCGTGGATTCCCTTCACTAAATTACCCAATAATGGAGTTCATTCGGATAAGAAGCCTACTACATTTTATTCCATAGAAGATTTTAATAACAACGTGCAAGTTCTGCCTGTGGAATATAATTTAACTATTTGGCCGGGAGAATCTGATACCTCTTTCTATATCAATAAGTTTGATAATAAATACGGTGTCTTTTTTCGACATTTTACTGGAAGTGACTGGCAAGTTGCTTCTAAGTGGGTTACATTAGTATCAAATGAATGGTGAATTAATCAACTTAATAAAAAAGTGGGCTAAACATATTAGCGATGTTGCTGCTTTACGAGGACGGGACGGCATATATACTGATTCATCACATACTTGTCATGGTTGTGGGAACGGTCCCGTCTTATTTCTACAAGATGGTTTATGTGATGAATGCCATAGAGCATATAACCAAATATTAAACTCATAATGAATAAAATACCTTTATATTACGACGATATCTGTTTAATTCCTGATAATTTCTCCGAGTTAGAAACAAGGGATAATGCAGATACTTCCACCAATTTCTTAGGATTTAATGCAAGAAATCCAGTTATACCAGCTAATATATTATAACAATGAGCAACAAAATAACACAAAATTTAAATTATAGTAATATTTTACTTAAACATGGTAAATGTCGAGTGGATTCGCGTTCTCAATGTGATATATCTACTACTATAGGAAATAAAAAAATTAATTCTCCGGTGTTTCCTAGTAACATGCCCGCAATTATTAATGCTGATATTTGTAAAACTTTCGATGAATCTGGATGGTTCTATATTTATCCTCGACTAGGAGGAAACAGTAACATCATCAATTTTCTAATAAGAGCAAAGGAAGAGAACTGGAATATTATATCTATTTCTATAGGAATTAAAGATGAGGATAGAACATTAATTAATTGGATTGCAGATAATTATACTCGGAAAGACCTCTTTATTACCATTGATGTTGCATTATCATATCAAGATAGAGTTGAAGAAATGATTAAATATGTTAAATCCGTATTACCTGATGTATATTTAATTGTTGGAAATGGCGACAGTCCTGAATGGATAGAATGGCTAGAAGATTTAGGTGTAGATGCAGCAAAGGTGAATATAGGAGTTTCGAGCAGTTGTCGAACCAGACAATTTACTGGATTTGGATCAACATCTGTTGGTGATTTATATGCAATGTCATTGGTAGCAAATAAAATCAAAATTATCTCCGATGGAGGAATTACTAAATGTGAAACAGGTGAACCTGCAATTGGAGATATTGCGAAAGCTATTAGATTTGGGGCAGATTATATTTGTAGTGGGTTTGTATTTTCCCAATGTATAGATTCCCCTGCGATTAGAGAAGGATACTTCGGAAATTCCACCGCTAAGGCAAAGGGGCATAATTCTCATATTGAAGGTACGGTCATTAAAACATATACTAATGGAAATACTATTAAAGAACAGATAAAATTAATTGAAGATTCTTTAAAATCGTCTGTTAGTTACAGTGGCGGGAAATCACTTAATAGTTTAACAACTTGCGATTATATTATAGTTTGATATTTAAATATTGAATAAAATTCATAGATACTGTATATTTCCTAGATAATCCTAATGATTTTTCTTTATAAATATAATTGATAAAATTTTCAATATTATTTTTTCCAGTTATTAATAGTCGTGAATATGAGTTTTTATTTTTATTACCTTTAACAACTCGACTTGTTATATTATTTTTTGATAGATGCGATATAAATGACCAATCTTGTTCATAGGTCGAGGTTATAGCCACGGAATATTGCCAAGTTTTATAATTGGTGGTGATGTTACCGTCGCCGTCAAAATATCCTCGCCACCAATAATGTTGTAATTCTGTAGGTATATGAGTTAGAACATTATTCGCAGATACTTGACTTTTATCGAAAAAATCCAAAGATAATAATAGGTTATATAATTGACGATCATGACACGATATAGTTATAACTTCATTTTTATGACATTTATATTTAACCTCTTGTATTTTCCAATTTCCAGTTTTATTAAAAATATTTATCAGTTCTAATGCGTCTGATTTTTTTAAGGTTATGGTAATTCTTGTAGAATTTTTGGTATTTCGTATAGAACCGTCTGCCCACAATAAACCTAAAATATATGCTGCTTCCGCAGTTTGAACATTTATAAACATTTCTCTATGTATTTTATATTTTTTTGACATATCCTGTTTATTTAAAATATGTTTTAATTTATCAGATTTAGTCATTTTGATATTTTTATTTCTACATCTTGACCAAATAGCATCAGTTGTTCGATTTAAATATGTTGCACAAAAGCTTGCTCCCATATTAGAATAGTGTGTGGTTAAAAAGTTATCATCCATCAGTGTCCATTGTTTACCCATATATGTATTTAGCAGGAATTACTGTATTTTATTGAAATGAGACGTGTAATAAAGTATCATATACAATGACTTTAAAACATGTTGAAGGATTTATGGTAGGGTTAGAATCAGATAAAACCATTCTGGAGAAGATGAATGAGATTAATCAAGCCCTTGCAAGTTCTATTTCTTATGCAGGTGGGCAGAAATTAGATGATTTGAAAGGAATTGATTACTTAATACTAAAATGAAGAAGAATCTTTTCATTGCAGGACACCGTGGTCTAGTTGGTAGCGCATTATTACGCTCCTTAGACATAACCAAATATAAACCCATCCTTCGCACCCATGAAGAGCTTGATTTAACCAATCAGAGGGCAGTTAATTATTTTTTCGATTATAATAAAATTGACGAAGTGATTATTGCAGCGGGTAAAGTTGGCGGTATACATGCTAATAAAACTTATCCAGCCGAATTCATTTATAAAAATATGATGATTGTGGCTAATTGTGTTCATGCGGCATATAAATCAGGAGTAAAGAAATTATTATTTTTAGGAAGCTCTTGTATATATCCTAAACACTCCATAACACCCATCACCGAAGATCAATTACTATCAAGTGCATTAGAACCTACCAATGAACCATATGCAATTGCAAAGATTGCAGGTATTAAACTATGCGAAACCTATCAGAGACAGTATGGTGTCGATTACCATTCTATTATGCCATGTAATCTATATGGTATAAATGATAATTATGATTTAGAAAATTCTCATGTTATTCCCGGTCTAATTCGTAAGTTCCATATTGCCAAATTGAAAAAAGAACCTACCATCACATTATGGGGGTCAGGAAAACCTTTTAGAGAATTTCTAAATTCAGAAGATTTAGCAAGAGCGGCATATAAAGTATTAGATACACAGAACCCCCCTTCTATTATTAATGTGGGAAGCGGAACCGATATATCCATTAAGGATTTGGCATATATTATTAAAGAAGTGGTTCAATATGAAGGAGAAATTATATTTGATGAAACAAAACCTGATGGAACTTTTAAAAAGACCATGGATAATTCATTGATTCGGACATTTGGCTGGCAACCACAGATAGACATGAAAGACGGATTACACCTAGCATATAATGACTTCCAAAAAAGATACTCTTAAGATCAAATTCGTTGATTTCTGGCCTAATTTGGTCGAGACAGATAACTATTTTTATCATTTATTGTCACAAGAATATAATGTGTTAATTGATGCTCAAGAACCTGACATTTTATTTTATTCAGTTGACTATGCCAACAAACAAGAGCATAGAAATTATGATAGAGGGAATATCAAGAAGGTATTCTATACTGGAGAAAACATGCATCCTGATTGGAACAAGAGTCATTTCGCATTCACCTTTGATCATAATGATCATGACGGGCGGAATTACAGATTACCTCTTTGGGCATTACATATAAACTGGTTCAATGTGCCACATAATGATGATAGGGATCAATCGTATCTACATGATCCTGAGTTATTACTTAATAAGAACTTCGATGAACGTATTTTTGATACTAAACCGGGATTTTGCGCATTTATAGCAGGACAACCTAAAGGGAAACGGATGGATTTCGTGCCTAAGTTGCATGTAAGAAAACATATTCATTGTGCAGGACGTGTTTATAACAATACCAATGGCGTTATTTCTGGTAGAGGGGATCAGAAGGAGAAGATTGAGTTTCTTAAACAGTTCAGATTTAATGTTGCATTTGAAAATGAAGAAGCATATGGATATACTACAGAAAAAATCATACATTCGATGTTTGCTAACTGTATTCCGATCTATTGGGGCAATCCTTATGTGGGTCATGATTTTAATTTTAATTCATTTTTTAATTACGAGTCATACCCTATTGAAGAAATATTATTAGATGATATTATTCGACTAGATTCTGATAGAAACAAGTACCTAGAGAAGTTAAATACTCCATGGTTCAATAACAACGAGTTTCCTTATAAAGTTCGTCCTGAGAATGTATTGAAATTTTTCAAAAACACAATTTTAAAATGAAGTTACCCCGAATAGATATATTTAAAAAGTATGGAGAAGGACATTTGCCTCGTCCACAACCTTCTGACATGGGCGATATTGCGAAAGCTATGGTGTTTGGCGCTAAGATGGTGATGTGTGGCGGTCTATTCGCTCCATGTATCAACAGTGCGGCTAAGATCAACAATGAGGGCAAGAAAGAGTATTTCGGTTCTGCTTCATTCCATTGTAAGAAGCATGATAAACATGTTGAAGGATTTATGGTTGGTCTGGAATCTGATAAAACTATTCTAGAAAAGATGAATGAGATTAATCAAGCTCTTGCAAGTTCTATTTCTTATGCTGGTGGTAAGAAATTAGCGGATTTGAAAGGCACAGATTATTTGATAATTATATAGATGAGTATAGACAACCTTTCCATAAATTTACATTGCGGATGCGATAGAAATATTGTAACGAAACAAATAGAATCACATAATATATTAGGAAAGAATATTGATTGGAATTTGCGTATTGATAGATATCCTCTAGCATATCCATCATATTCACAACTCATGAATCATGCTATCGCAACAAGTAAACATGAATGGATGATTTTTGTTAATGATAGAACCATGACTTCCACAGAAGAAACAACAAAAATTATAAAATTACTCGAAGAAGGATATGCATGTGTATTATTATATAATGTGGGATATATGGGTTTTTCTAAAGAGCTTGTTAGAAAAATAGGATGGTGGGACGAACGCTATAAATTGGGAGGATGGGAAGATCGAGATTGGGTGTTTCGTATAGCACAAGCCGACTTAGCTCTATATGAATCTCAGGAGGCGCACTATGATTATTCTTGGAAAAGTCCTCTACAGGTTATAGGACATGGGTGCAGAGAATCACAACCTCACTGGGATAGTAAATGGGACCAAAAGTATCATGATGCTATCGTAAAAATGATTCCTGAAGAAAATTATGAGCACTGGAATTTGTTTCTAGGTGACACTAAACCAGAAATACGTTCTATGTGGAAAAGATGGGGGGATAGTGTTTTAAATATCGGATTCGATAAACCAAACAGTGGACCATCCTCAAGTAGTATGATAAAAAACAGAAAAATAGTTGATTTTTCTCAGGTTAAACATTTAATACAATAATATGATAAACGTATTCGTAGATTGTGGCGCTAACCTCGGGCAAGGATATAATAAACTTATTAAAAGATTTGGAGTAAAGTTTGATAAAGTTTATATGTTCGAACCCAATTTAAAAACATTTAATAAATTACGAAAGATAGAGCATGCAAATAATATGGTTTTTATGCAAAAAGCAGTATATAATAAAAATTGTATAAAATCTCTTAATATAGAATATTGTCCATCTGAAAAAGATTTTGTTGGTTGCGCCACCAACATATTAGAAAATATATATGTAAAACCTAATTATATTGCAAATGAATATATGACTAATATTCCTGATGGAAATGTGAAAGTAGAATGTGTTGATATCTCTGAATTTGTGAAAAATAATTTAAATAATGAGGATTTTAACGTATTGAAACTGGATATAGAAGGAGTCGAATACGAGGTTTTAGATAAACTAATAGATGATAATTTATTGTCATATTTCGATACGGTAATTGTAGAATGGCACCCACATATACGAAGCGATAAAGTGAAAGATATTGAATATTATTTGAATATCTTTCGAAAAAATAATATTGAATATATACATTGGGATTAATTTAGTTTTATGAAAATATTGGCATTAACCACCCGAAATCCGAATACACAAGGAGATTATTTAGAACTATCCTTGGTTCACGGTTTGCGGGAATTATTGGGTGAAAATTTCGTGGAGTATCCAAAAAAGAAAATATTATATGGTGATTTTTCTGACTCACCTAAAGAAAGATTACACGGAAAAGGTTTCACTCTATGTTCCGATCCAATAAAAGACGTATCATATGACAGATATAAATTGAATGTTCATGATTTCGATGTAATTATACATGGTTCAGGTCATATGTATGGAGATTATTGGGAAGTTGATCATCCTAACCAGTTCTGGACTGACGGTAACGATCTATATGGAAATGCTAAGAGAAAAATAATATTTCAGAATGAAAATATCATAGGAACACAATACACTGAACGATGTTTTAAGCGCGAATTGACTGAAAATTTTCCTACCGTATGGCCCACAGGGTTCGGTATTCCCGAAAACAAGATACGACCATATACCACATATAAACAGAGAATTTTTCAAAGTACAGCCCCATCAGATGCATGTTTTTTAGAGAATTCTAGATATAAATTTGATGACGAAGATTTATATTATCATGATATGCAAGAAAGCTGGTTTGGACTGACATGTAAAAAAGGTGGATGGGACTGTCTACGACATTATGAAATTTTAGCCAGTGGTGCAGTGCTATTATTCAAAGATTATAACAAAAAACCACCATTATGTGAACCAATAGATTTACCCACTCTTAGTTATTCAACTAAAGAAGAACTGGATGAAATAACTACAAGACTGATACAAAATAATCAACCAACTAGAGAATATCATGATTTACTGCATAAACAGAGACTTTGGCTCTGTCAAAAGGGTACCACTTTAGCAAGAGCAAAACAGATAGTAAACTATATTACAAATTATGAACAATACAATGAGAGATAAAGCAGAATTAATTAATTTAATAATTTCCCATAAAAAATATAAGAGTTATTTGGAATTAGGTGTAGGACATAGAATAGAAACCATATCCCAGATTAATTGTAAGGAAATTATATCTGTTGATATCGAAAAAATTACAGAAAATATACCCAGTTTTGTCGGAACAACAGATGATTTTTTCAAATCAACTGAACAAAAATTTGACATTATATATATAGATGCAGACCATCATTTTAAATCGGTCGATAAAGATTTTAAAAACTCCATAGAGCATCTTACACGAGATGGTATAATATGTATGCATGATATTGGTCCTGTATCTGAACACGACACACGGCCTCGCGCAAGCGGCACTGCATTTATGTCATTCATGCACATTCGCGAAAATCCCGAATTTGATGCGTTTTCATATGAATTTGAAAACGGTGACATATTAGGATTAGTCAAGCTATCTACTAATACTGAGGTCTGGATTTCACCGGAACCAAGGGGATCATTTGCTACATATATAATACACAGAGATACTATCTTACGAAAAAAAAATATAGAACAAATAGTGGAAAACATATAAACGATGCTTTAAATATTAAACAATGTATAACAAGAGAAATATTTTAATTACTGGGGGATTAGGTTTTATAGGAACCCATTGCATTAAAAAATGGGTTAAAGAAAATTACGATGTATATATAATTGATAATTTATCAACTAATGCAATATCTATCGCACATGCGCTCGAACTAGGGGCCAAACATATATATAATAAAGATATTCTAGAGATGAAGTGGGAGGAATTTAATATCAAGTTCGATATAATTTTACATCTAGCGTCCCCAGTTGGACCAGTTGGAGTTTTAAAACATTCAGGCAATATGGCTAAATTAATTTTAGATGATATCTATTGGGCTATCGAAGGTGCTAAAATTAATAATTGTCCGCTACTATTTGTATCGACATCGGAGATATATGGATATAGAGCATCTAAGACCTATTTGAGAGAAGAAGATGATAAAGTTTTACATGGGGAATTTACTGTTAGAAATGAATACGCAATGGCTAAACTTTTAGCCGAAATTGTATTAAAAAATAACAGTAGAATATATCCGAAATTAAAATATCAAATTATACGACCATTTAATGTAACAGGAGCATACCAATTACCTGATGGCGGATTTGTACTGCCAAGATTTGTTCAACAGGCATTAACAGAGGATGATATAACAGTTTATTATTCTGGGGAACAGAATAGAGCATTTACATGGGTAACAGATATTGTTGAGGGTATTTTTCTTACATCAATAGCAAATAAACAATTGTGGAATGAGGAATGGAATATAGGGAATGCGGAAAACGAAAATACTATCTTACATCTTGCCCAAAAAGTTAAAGAGATAACCAATAGTAAATCAAAAATAGTTAACGTTGATCCTATAAAATTACATGGCCCACTTTTTACAGAAGCCCCAGAAAAAATTCCCAATAGCGAGAAAATAATGAAGTTGTTGCATTGGAAAGGTACGAAAAACACAGACGATGTTATCGAAGAAGTAGTCGAATTTTATAAAAATAATGAATAAGAAAATAGGAATCATAGGATATGGTGAGATAGGAAAATCTCTAGAAAAATGTTATCTAGGTAAAAAATTTGATATTTTTATCAAAGATATTAACATAGATGAAGGATTAGCGGACTGTGATATATTGAATGTATGTATCCCGTATTCTAATAATTTTGTAGAGGTGGTTTCCGATTACATTTTACAATTAAATCCTAAACTAACTATCATCCACTCCACAGTTATACCAGGAACAACGCAAAAGATTATCATGCAAGCAAACACACACGATATTGTCCATAGTCCAGTAAGAGGAGTACATCCCAATCTATATGAAGGGCTTAAAACATTTACTAAATATATCGGATCAGACCAACCCGAAGTTGCAGATAAGACGGCTCAACATTTCCAGCAAATAGGAATAAATGGAGTAATAGTAAATAATTCAAAGATATCCGAATTAGCTAAAATACTATGTACTACATATTATGGAATGTGTATTGCATGGCACAACGATATCAATGAGCTATGTAAAGAATTAAATGTTGATTTTGAACAAGTTTCAACTACATGGAATACTTCATATAATGAAGGGTTCAAAGAATTAGGAATGGAAAATGTAGTAAGACCTGTTCTATATCCGCCAAAAGATAACAAAATTGGCGGACATTGTGTTATTCCAAATGCGGAACTATGTAAAGAATTTTTCAACTCTCCAATACTAGATTATATTTTAAAATTGAAATAAATATGAAAATAGCATTCCACAGTTATCAACTCGGCGAAAGAGGAACAGAAATATGTCTGTATAAATATGCAAAATATAATAGGGAAATTCTAGGGAACGAATCTGTTATTATATCAACCTCATCTAGACCAATGCCGTCAGCAAACAGATTCAGAGAATTTGAAACGTTTGTATATCCTCAAGTATGGAAAAATGACGGGAAGAACATAGAACTTAGAGATTCACTGGAACGTTTATGTGAAAAAGAAAAAGTCGATGTTTTTTATGCCATTAAAGGCGGAGAGGCTGACGGATTCATGCCAACAAATACACGAAGTTTAGCTCATTGTATTTTTAGAATGGATGAACCTCATGGAAACGTTTATGCGGGAGTATGTAAATATATTTCGGATAAATATAACTCCATTCACCCATATGTTTATCATATCATAGAGAAAGAGGCTCCAGATGTTACTGATGATTTCCGCAAAGAATTGGGTATTCCAAGAGATGCGCTTGTAATAGGAAGACATGGAGGCAGAGATACGTTTAATTTGGAATTTGTTAAAGATGCTATACGTCAACATTTAAATGAAAACGTGCGACAAGACATTTATTTTGTATTCCTGAATACACAGGAGTTTGTGCATCATGAACATGTCAAATACTTACCTTGGACCATGGACGAAGCCGCCAAGGCTAAGTTCGTAAATACATGCGATGTAATGCTCCATGCCCGATATGATGGAGAAATTTTTTCTCTTTCTACGGCAGAGTTCTCTATAAGAAACAAACCAATTATCACATGGAAACCGGATATCATCCCCGCACACTATGATACCGGACATCTATTAACATTAGGAGATTTATGTTATACGTATAAACATACAGAAGATTTGAAATATTTACTGAAACATTTAGATAAAGACGTTTTTAGCCGTACAGACTGGAATATGTACGGTGACACATATTCTCCTAAAAATATTATGGATCAATTCAACACCGTTTTCTTAAAATAATGAATAGTTGGTCTAATCTACACTTAAAATGATAATATCTTGTTGTCCATTAAGAATTTCCTTGGTTGGAGGAGGGTCAGACCATCCTTATTTTATAGAGAAATATAAAAGAGGTTCGGTTATATCATTTACATCTAACTTAAAGGTATATGTTACGCTACATAAAGATATCGCGGGCATTAACTATACTGACAAAAAATTTATAATAAATTATTCCCAAAGAGAAGAAGTCGAGAACATCAATGATATACGTAATGATATAGTTAGAAAAGTACTTCAATATTTCGATATTGATTATACATTAACCATAAGTCTAACATCTGATATTTCATCTAGTGGGTCAGGTCTAGCATCATCTAGTGCGTATATTTTAGCCCTAATAAGTGCATTAAATTTCCAAAATAATTGGAATTTATCAGAATTCGAAGTATGTAAAATCGGTTTCAATATAGAAAAATCGATAAATCCTCTAGTAGGTCAACAGGATTTATTTGGGTCACTGGAGGGAGGATTGAAAAGGATAGATTTTAGTTTAGATTCCGACCCGTCAATAACCATTCTGCCTCCGATATTTGATAACGAAAATATATATCTAATACATACAGGGATATGTAGAAATTCTACAAATATACTACATAATATTAATATAGATAATTCATTTGCATTATTGGAAGAAGTGTCAAATTTTGAAAAATATATAAAATCTGATAACATAAATAAAATATATAGTACAATTAATGATGCGTGGAAAATCAAAAAAACTACTTCGGATTTGATATGTGGCAACGAATCGATTAAAGTCCTAGATAATATACTATCTTTGAATCCTAACATTTTTGCCCATAAATTATGTGGAGCAGGTAATGGGGGATATTTTCTGGTATTTGGTGATATATCCTCCATTCAACAACAAATAACAAATACCATTATACCTATATCAATAACAAACACAGGTATCAGCGTTAAAAAAATATGATCATAAATAACTTAATATCACATATAAATCGTTTAGATTCTTCTAAGATAGAATCGTTAAATAAATATATATCCGCTCATAAAAACATAATAATTTTAGGAAATGGGGGTAGTTCGTCCATTGCTTCTCATATAGCACAGGATTACACTAAAGTATTAAAAAAAAGATGTTTAACTTTTTCCGATTCTTCGCGATTAACGTGTTATATAAATGATTATGGACAGGAGTATGCATATTCTAAATTTTTAGAAGAGTTTTCGTACCCGACTACTTTAGTAATATTGATATCATCATCAGGTAATTCCAAAAATATAATAAATTGTGCAGAATTATGTGTGACAAAACAAATACCTTATATATTATTAACCGGATTTGATATGAATAATTTGCTTCGATCTAATTTTTCAGATAATGCATGCTTAGAATTCTGGATAGACTCAGACTGCTATGGCACTGTAGAAACACTGCATCAAATTATTTTACACTCGGTATGTTGATATATACTTGCAACATAAAGATCACACACTAAATATTTTTACATGGAAATATTAGAACAAAAACACGGTAAATCGATGGACGAAGGGCATCTAGGAGGTTGGGCATTAGAAGGAGACGGAGGAACATATTATCCTGTAATGTGGGAACATTTAATTAATATATTTAATATTAAAAGTGTGTTGGATATAGGATGTGGAAGAGGATTTTCTACTAGATTCTTTAAAAGTCTAGGATGTAAAATTACTGGGATTGATGGCAGTATAAATGCAAAAAAACTAACTTTATTGGATTCAGATGAATTTTATCTCCATGATTATAGTAAAGGAGAAACAGATATATCCGAATCATATGATTTATGCTGGACATGTGAATTTGTAGAACATGTTGATGCACAGTATATATCGAATTTTGTAAATGACTTTAAGAAATGTAAATATGTTGCTATGACTTTTGCAGCTATAGGACAAGGAGGACATCATCATGTGAATGAAAACACTCAAGAATATTGGGTTGACATTCTCGAAAAAGCTGGATTCTCTTTTTCAGAACAATATACTAAACTATTTCGAGCACTAGCACTTGTGGATAAGAAAGATAGAGAAAACACCGCCAATTGCCCTTTCTTTATATCTCATTTCGTAGAAAGAGGTCTTTTTTTTGAACGTAAATGAATATTGCTATATGTTTCAGTGGAGAATTACGTAGTTTAGATAAAACATATAAAAAATTATTTAAGCTATTATTATCGGATAAAACACATATATATGATTTATTTTATTTTGGTTGGACAGATGATAATGATATTGATAAAATTAAATATTTTGACAGTACTGATTCACCCTTTATATATAAATTAGAAGATCGTATCACATTTAACATCGGAGATTTTTTTCCCAAACATTCAAATATTATACAATATCAGAACATAATACGGCAATTATATTGTGTCAAAAGAGTAAATGATATGAAAATAGAAGCAGAGGTTGCAAAAAAAAAAAATATGATTTAGTAATACGTGTGCGCCCAGATTCATATCCTTTGAATGATCATGTTTTCCAATATGACTTATTTGACAAATCCAAAATACATGTCCTAAATCATGATAATTGGCACGGTTTATGTGATAGGCTATATCTAGGTAACTCGTTAAATATGAATACAGTGTCGAATCGAATAGAAAATCTATTATTATATGATTCTTTGGGTGGAATTAATCAATATGAAGGATTCTTGTTATTTATTATTTATTATTATGGTATAGAGGTAGAACATATTGACTATTTAGAAACCTGTCTACTTCGAACCAACGGGGAACGAGTTGGAGAGTTGATACATATTGCAGATGGAACGATTACTCGTACATTAAATGGTATATGGCATAATAACTTGCAAGCATATATCTAATGTGCTAATATATCATATGATATATGCAATAGACCTAGATTCAACCTTGTGCTCTTCAACAAAATCAAAAACATACGAGGACTGTCAGCCTATTATCAACCGAATACAGTATATTAATGAATTACATGAACAAGGAAACTATATTAAAATATATACTGCCCGAGGAATGACTCGGCACAATGGGGATGTAGCAAAAGCATACGATGATTTATATATATTAACAAAAACTCAACTTAAAAAATGGAATATCCGATACGATATATTGATCATGGGTAAACCGTCATATGATGTTATCATAGATGATAAAGCTATAAACGACAATGACTTCTTTAAAAGGCAAATCATAAAGGGTATAATCGCTGGATCATTTGATATTCTTCATCCCGGTTACATCAAAATGTTCAATTACGCACGAAAACACTGTGGATATCTTATAGTTGCGCTTCATATTGATCCATCGGAAGAACGACCCACCAAACATACTCCTATCTTATCTGTGGAAGATAGGTTTAATGCACTCATGTCTCTCAAATCAATAGATGAGGTGTACACCTATTCGAACGAAAATGATCTATATGAATTGCTTGTGCAAATAGATGCCGATGTGAGATTTGTAGGCGATGATTACATAGATAAAGATTTCACTGGTAAAAATCTAACAAAAGATATCATCTATATTGATAGATCACATGGATGGAGTACGACCAAATTTAAACAATTAATTTATGATTCAAAAAACTAAAGTAATAGTAACGGGAGGGTGCGGGTTCATTGGTTCGCATTTAGTCGATAGATTAATCGATTTGTCGTATGATGTGCATGTCATCGATGATGAATCTGCTGAATCGAATGAAGTATTTTATCATAACTCTAAGGCGCATTATTATAAGATAGATATTGATGATCTATCCGTGCATAATAGTTACCATAATCATATCTTCGCCAATGTTAATTTCATATTCCATATGGCAGCAGAATCGCGTATCGTACCCGCTATCAAAGACCCCGTTAAAGCCGCTACGACTAATGTAATCGGGACAGTCAAAGTATTAGAACTGGCTCGAAAACATAAAATACAACGAGTGATGTATTCGTCAACCTCATCTGTATATGGGTTAAAATGTACTCTTCCTACAGACGAATTGACACAAATTGACTGTCTCAATCCGTACTCTTCGACAAAGTTCTGCGGGGAAGAAATGGTTAAACTTTATAGTAAAATGTACGGGTTAGATACATGTATCTTTAGGTATTTCAATGTATATGGGGAACGATCCCCAACCAAAGGGCAGTATGCGCCTGTTATCGGGTTATTTCTGAAACAACGAGACGAGAATAAACCGTTAGTTATATTCGGAAATGGAGAAAAACGAAGAGATTTTGTTCATGTCCATGATGTAGTAGATGCTAATCTACTAGCTATGCAGCACCCAACCCCCATCTACGGAGAGATTTTCAATGTAGGGTCGGGTGTGAATTATTCTATTAATGAAATTGCATCATTTGTTAGTGATGATATCGAGTATAAAGATGCACGGGAAGGCGAAGCCGAAAATACGCTGGCAGATATTCATAAAATTCTTAATATATTAGGATTTGTTCCGAGATATGAGGTAAAAAAATGGATTACCTTATAATCAAAGATATGCGCACCGCTTTTTTTCTTTTCCGACGAACTTCGCTTAATAGATAGGACGGTGGAATGATGTTTGTAGCAGGTTTACATGAAATTGAATTTGAATATATACCTTTACGATTCGGATTATTACGAGATAATGGGGATTATGTTCCGCCTACTGGATAAAAAAAGTTGAAATATGACATATATATTCATATATAGTATATTATGGCAATGACATCATCCGGCGTATTTGGTACCTCTAACTTTCATGATCCTCTCCGTGGGCCTGCTCCTACACAGACACCACCTGAACCCACTAACACAGATATTCTCCGTGAGAATATTGAAAAATTTATTAAGGGTGAAATTACTGCGGCCCAATTAGAAGTTATTAAGAAATCCCTCAGTTAAAGTTTGACCATTATCGCATCATATGATATAGTATGATACTATGGGAGGAAAACTTTTACAATCTGTCTGGAATTTACCAGAAAAACGACTATCAAATGACGAGTATTCATCATTCAAGTCTGCTGTTTCTGATAAATTATCTGAAATCTTTCCCAAGAGCGTTAGGATTGATTCTGCTCCTGCTATCCGTAGCAAGGAATCCCATGGGGATTTAGATATTATCTGCGGAGTTGATCATTATTTCAATTCAAAACAATTAATTGAAGATGCTTTTGGTGTGAAAGTTCATGCTAACTCCAATGTTTTATCATTTCCGGTAGATGGATTCCAAGTGGATATTACGTTTGTACCGATTGACGAATTTCAATCATCTATAGACTATACGAGTTGGGGGGATGCTTCTAACTTAGTTGGTAGAATCGCACATAAATTTGGTTTACATCATGGACATGTGGGATTGTCATTTTGGATTCGTCAAGGTTTATTTGATAAATCATTGATGTTTCTTGATAATGATCATGTGATGGAAAAATTGATCCTTACGAGAGATTTTTCAATCATTCTGCCCCTGTTGGGATTCGATTATGACCGTTGGAAACAAGGTTTTGATACGAATGAAGAAGTATATCATTGGGTTGCATCTTCTAAGTATTTCAATGCTGAAATTTTCGACTATGAAAGTTTGAACCATATCAATAGAGTTCGTAATAAAAAGCGAGCAATGTATGCAGGTTTTATTGAATGGTTGGAACAAAACAGTTGGAAGTATAATAGATACGTTTTCCAACGTAGAGAATACTATCTTCCGATGTGGGTTATACAATTCCCTAACTTAAAACCATCAATTGAACACCATAAGGTAGAATATGAACAGAATAAAAAGTTCAAAAACAAACTTAATGGTGAATTGGTAATGGAATTATTGGGTATTTCTAACGGAAAAGAAGTTGGACGTGTAATATCTGAAATGAAGAGAATGTATAGCAAACAAAAATATATCAGCATGCCTCAAGAAGTAATCAATAACTTGATTCTGAGCCTTAAATAATGAAAAAAGTAATATTTGAAAAAATTCGATTAAGAAATTTCTTGTCTTATGGTCCAGAACCAACAGAATTGATATTTGAAAATGGTATTAACTTCATAACAGGATTCAATAAAGATGATAATTCCTATAATGGAGTTGGTAAGACTTCGCTTATAGTAGAATCTCTTTCATTTGTTTTGTTTGGTAGCACTTACCGGACAATGACACATAAGGAGATTAAGAATGATGATGCTCGAAATGACTGCATAGTAGAGTGCTGGTACACCGTGAATGGTGTTCGGTATGCTATTATGCGGTCTATTTCACCTGACATTCTAACTCGTACAATCATCCATGATGACGGTAGAGAAGAAGATAAGACTAAAACTAAGCCAGAAACTACTAAGGATATTATCAATGATCTAGGCATTACTAAAGAAGTATTCACCAATACTATCGTAATGACTAGTAAGGAATCGTCCTCGTTCCTGTCTCAAGACAAGTCTCTTAAGACTAAATTTATTGAAGGCATTCTCGGATTAGAGGTATTTTCTAAGTTGGCAAAGGATGCTAAAGATGAATATACTGCCAAAAACACCGAATGGGGTAAAGAAGAAGCCCGATTACAAGAGCTTATAAAATCTATAGAACGGGATCAAGTCTATGCAGACTCTCATGAGGATCGTCGTGCTAAATTACTAAAGGATCATGATGAATTATTGAACCAACTTAAGGCTATTCATCCAATTGATTTATCCACTGAACTAGTTCAGATAGCGAGAGATATCGAACTTAAAAAAGCCGCTATAGTCAATATACAAGGTAAACAACAACGGGCATCTACTAGAAAAACAGAACTTTCTATAGAATTGCGCAACGAACGCAACAAACTTAAATCATTAGTTGATAAACCTGCTAATTGCCCGACATGTAAGCGTCCATTTGATAACCATCAAGATCATAATTTTGATGACGAACGGAAACAAATTGAAACCTTGATTGCGGATTATGAAGATAAACTTTCTAAATTAGAAGGTGTTATTAAGATACTTGATTCAAATTATCTATTAACTAATAATGAATGGGGCGCACTAGTCAATAAGAATATCAAGACGCAAGAGGATCAAGATAGATACCATAAATCACAAGATAGAATTCTCAGTGTTACTAAGGAACGGGCAAATATCCGCACAGCTTCAAATCCCTTTGCAGATAAGATCGAACAAGATAAAGAACTTTTAAATAAGAAGCGTCAATTAGTTGATAATTTAAAAGAAGAGACTATTATCTTGGATGGATTGAAGATAACCTTTTCACCTACAGGAGTTAAGGCATATATCACTAGTAAAATTCTTGACGTAGTTAATGAACGGCTTAATTTTTATCTACAGAGATTGAATACCCCATGTGCCATTACTTTTGATGAATTTTTCGAAGAAACAGTAGTTAATAAATCTGGTAAGGTGATTTCTTATGATCGTCTATCTGATGGGGAAAAAGGTAGAGTATGTTTTTCTATGCTATTCACTTTCAGAGATATACGCAGACTACAAAGTAATGTGACTGTGAATATCTCAGTTTTTGATGAATTATTTGATTCATCAATTGATAGTAATGCCACGGTAGAAATCATGGAATTGCTCAAAACAATGAGTGAGCAGAATGAAGAAGCCTACTATATTATAACACATAATCCCACAAATACGATGGTAGTGGATTCAAATTTAATCAGATTGGAAAAGGAAAACGGTATAACAAAAATCTTATAAATACATAACTTATGGAAACAACAGACGAACAAACCGCAAAGCCTATATGTGAATTTAATATAAATGATAATTCCCCCGTAAACTTAAAAGCAGGAATAGTGGATGCATTTTTCCTTGACAAGAGGTGGTGTATGGAAATTGTACGAGATGTGGCATATAAAGGAAAATTTAGAATATTTGATGGATTAAATAATTTTCAATTTCTACATGAAGAACCTGTCAGTGTTTCTTATGATGCTAGATGGGGTGTTGATATTGCTGATCATCAAGAATATCAAGCATTAGGTATTGCTGTAGTAGATAATAAAAAATTTAACATCTCTCAACCAGTATAAATACATAACTTATGGAAACAACAGACGAACAAACAGCAACAGTAAAGAAGTCTCAAGATGCTAATCTTATTATCTATTATGGAGCATCATGGTGTGGACCGTGCCGCGCAATGGCACCTACATTAGGACAATTAGAAGGAGTAATTAATATTATTAAAGTTGATATTGATGAATGTAGTAATTTAGCCAATGGCGAAGGAATTAGAGCAGTTCCGACTATTATTCATTATAAAAATGGATTAGAAGTTAATCGGGTTGTTGGAGGCAAGACAAAGGACGAAATAGTGAGACTTTATAATAGTTAACCTAAAACATCATTTGATAATGAAAAGAAGCCATGTTAAATATTTTTAACATGGCTTCTTTTGTTAATCCGAATACAAACATCAAAATACCGGGTATCACTCCGGTTAAACCCGCAGTTCAACCTATACACGGGCACCCCTTTTCTCCTTTCAAACAGAAGTTAGGCGTTGTGGCTATTCAAGCCAAGGGGTGGACTTCCCTTGCTAAACCAGAAGCATTCAAAATCCCTGTTCCCGGTGAAGGATTACCTAGAGTGATTCATTATTGTGCGGACCAATCAGGATGTGGATTCTGGCGCATGATATGGCCCGCAGACGATCTATTAGCCTATAATAAAGCAGTTGTAATGACTTTATATCAAATGGTTACGTTTGCACAGTTTTATGGCGGTATTGATGCGGTGAGACTACAGCGCCAATGTACTGAAAATCAGTTAGAATTTGTTAAATTCCTTCGAACCGTTTCTGATGAAATCAAACGTCAAACAGGTAAAGGATTCCGTATTATTTGGGAAGTGGACGATGTGGTTCTCCCACATACTGATATCCCTGATTACAATGCATGCAAAGCGGGATTCACCGATGATAAAATTCATGTTACTGTTAAGGAGATTGTAAAATATGTGGATGAAATGACCGTTGTTTCTGAATACATGAAACAACATTATAAAAAACATCTTGAATTTGATAAAATTTCAGTTGTTCCTAATTATGCTCCTAAACATTTAGTTGACGTTGGATTTAATCTAGAAAAGATTATGTTCAATTATAAAAAGAGTAAGAATAAGAAACCCCGTATTCTATACGCAGGTAGTGCCACTCATTTTGATGTAACTAATAATAATCATCAAAGAGATGATTTCCAATATATCACTGATTATATATTAGATGATATTATCAATAAAAAGAAATATGAATGGGTCTTCCTTGGAGGCGCATTACCATATAGATTGCGCGAATATATCGGTAGAGGGGTAGAGTTCCATCCATGGATTCCTCTACCAGAATATCCTGATAAGATTAGAAATCTTAATTGCCAAATCATGCTAGCCCCTCTTGCTAATAACGTGTTCAACAGAGCAAAGTCAAATATCAAATTAACTGAAGGTGGAGCATTTGGTATCCCTGTTATTGCTCAAAATCTCGAATGTTATAATTCAGACGGATGGAAATATCTATTCAATACGGGTGCAGAAATGATGCAAATGATAGACGATGTTCTCAAAACCCCAAGAGCATATGAAGAAGCTGTGGAATTTGGTAGAGAATATGCAGCGAAATATCATTTAAAAGATCACCTAGATGAACTTGTCACTCTATATACTACCCCTTACGGCGACGAAAAACGCAAGGAAAGTAAATGGTTCTATGAACTAAACAAAGAACAGTTTAAACAATAAGCTTGACATACTTTGAGAAGACATGTAATATGCCACATGTCTTCTCATGTCAAACTAGATAAACTCGTTAAATTAATTAATAAGAACCTTTACACCCTTTATAAACAAGGAGAGGTTTCTCACTATACTTATATTTTGGAGGTATTAAAAAATACCCTTCGATCTTCACAGGCTAATGAAATATTTGGTACTTTTCTTGGTCAAGTTCCACAGAAATACTCCAAACGCACATATATAACTTATGATATAGGATATTATAGAGGAATGGAATATCCACAAACAACCCGTATTAAATTTTTTGGAGGCGAGGTAGATAATGACTGGTTAGATAATCGCATCAAAACATTAAATGCTATGGCAGTTAAATTACCGTACGAAGATATGTGTCATACCGACGAAGAAGGTATTTTTGATTTTAATCACCTTCGCCGCTTTAAATTTTAAGATAATAGTTTGAACAAACCCCAAAAACATGTTAAGATAGTAATCACTATGAGCACAGAAAATACAGAAGTCGATGTAAAGGAACAGGAAAATAAAATCGAGAAGAAATTTTCGATTACGATTAAAAAATTAATCGCAGTTGTCGATGGATCAGAAAATCTCAAACTTCCAAAGAAAGTTAAGAAGGATGACCTTGCTTCTATCGTTACAGATTTGTTCAAAGAAGAACATGCTGAAAACATCAAACAGACAAAAGATTCCCTTAAGTCTCTTTTGAAACAATATGCAGAAATGAACAAAGCTTTCGATGACAAGGAAAAGGAACTTGAAAATCTTAGAAAACAGAAAAAAGAAGAATTTATTAAAGCAGCCGATGGCTTGTTTAATAAAATTGATAATATCTCCGTAGTGGAGAAAGAATACTATCAAGGACTGAAAGTAGCTACCGAAACAGTTTAATAGATTGATAAAAACCCCCTAGAAATTCTAGGGGGTTTTTTCGTTTAAATAGGTTGCATACACCCTCATTTGAGGTTAAGTTATTATAATGTCTTACCGTAATGTTTACTATGACCAAAAGAAGTCGCAAATTCACCATTTCACATGGACAGAAGACGGCTCTCCTTGTAGAGTTATAAAGAATTATAAACCATATATAATGGTACCTGCCACGGTATCATCAAAGGTTGATGGATATGGTATTGATAATGCTCCGCTGATGAAGCGAGAGTTTGATAACAACTATGATCGTGCCAAGTATGTTAAAAATTCTAATGGGAAGATTTACTATAATCTTCCCCCTACGCAGCAATATCTACTAGACCTGTATTATAAAAAAGATATTGCTGAATTAACTCGGCATCCGTTACGAACTTTCTTTTTCGATATCGAAGTTATTGCTAACGAATTTCCTGATCCAATGGAAGCGAAATTTCCAATCACTTCAATTACTATATATGATACAAATCTGAAAAAGTATTTTACATGGGGCATTGGTAAATACGATGATTATTCTTGTAAAGATCATTTAGTTGGAATTGAACCCGAAGAAATTGTTTATGAGTATTGTGCAGGGGAAACACAACTTTTAAAGAAATTTATCAGATTTTGGCGTGCAAATTTTCCTGATGTTATCGTTGGATATAACTCATATAGCTTCGATGTTCCTTACATTGTTAATCGTCTAGAAACGGTATTGGGTGAAGGATATAGTAAAAACCTGTCACCTGTCAATAGTATATATAGTAAATCTGTTCAAAATAGATATGGTCAGGAATATATCGAATATGAATTTGGCGGTATTGCCCATATGGATTATATGGTTCTTTATAGATATTTCACTCCCGGTGAACGGGAAAGCGATTCCCTTGATTTTGTATGTTATTCTGAATTAGGAAGTGGTAAATTGGATTACGGCGATACCTCCCTCCAAGAGCTTGCGAAACAGGATTGGAATAAGTTTATTAACTATAACATTTGGGATGTTAAGTTGATGATCATGTTAGATGAAGAGAAGAAATATTTAGAAATCGCCAAGTTCTCTGCATTTAGCGGATTCTGTAATTTAGATAAAGCATTTGGTAAAACTGCAATCATTACAGGTGTATTAGCAAAACAATCCTTAGAAGATGGAAAATATATTTCCACACAGAAAGGTGTGGAGCATGCAGAGAAAATACCGGGAGGATATGTTAAGGCTCCCGAAGAAGGATTGTATGAAGATGTGGTTAGCTTCGATGCTAACTCCCTCTATCCGAGTAATATTATCACTTTAAATATTTCTCCTGAAACCAAAGTTGCCAAAATCCTTGATAAGGATGCAGAAAAATACACGCTCTTACTTTGTAAAGAGAATAAGAAAATGACCGTGGCAAAGGATAGATTTTATGAATTCCTTCGCTTGAAAAATTGGTCATTTGCGGCTAACGGGGTAATGTATGATCAATCTGTTAAAGGTATTGCTGCTAGTTTCTGTGATACTCTTTATCAGAAAAGAAAAAAGGTTAAAGAGGAAATGTTTCTAATTGATCAACAATTAGAAACCATGGAAGAGGGAACGGCAGAATATAAGAGATTGAAAACGCTTTCTTCACAGAAGGATGTTGAACAATATCTTTATAAGATTTTGTTGAATTCTACTTACGGTGCTTTTGCCAATAGATTCTTTGCTCTATATGAGTTGGATGTGGCAACCTCTGTAACAACCACAGGGCAAGCCATGATTAAAAAGAGTGCGCAAATTATCAATGACTACATTGCTTCTGAATGGGGTATTGATAAAAAAGATAGAGTCGTATTTTCCGATACCGATTCTGTAGGTGTTACTATTAAGGATATTGTCGAAAAACACAATCTTGTAATTTTTGACGAAGACAAGAACCTTACCAAAGAGTTTAATATTATTGAGAATAAAATCTCTGATCATCTTAATTCTGAGATTAATAAATGGTCTAAAGAGAAATTAAACTCTGCTGATTCTCGTTTCTTCTTTAAGAGAGAAAGTGTTTGCCCAAAAGCTATGTGGATGGGTAAGAAACATTACGTAATGTATATTCTAAACAAAGAAGGCAAGAAGATGAATAAGTTTAAATATTCAGGAGTTCGTCTTGCCAAGTCTACTTTATCTGATAAAGCAAAGGATATTTCTAAGAAGATTGTAGAGATTATCATGGGTACTAAAGATCAAAAGATAGCAGATCAAATGATCTTTGATGCATATGAAGAATTTAAGGCGTTCGGAGTTAATGATATTGCAGAACGAGGGGGTATAAAAGTACTGAATAAATGGGACACTAAAAATAACGGGTTAGTATGTGCAAAAGGCACAACTCGTTCTGCAAAACTTAGCATCTTTCACAACGAATTATTAAAAATGAATAATCTTGAAAATGTCTATAGAAAAATAGAAAATGGATCAAAGATAAAGATGTTACACATTAAGGATAATAAATATAACCTTGAAGGTATTGCATACCAAGATAAGTTGCCAGCGGAATTTGGAGTAGAACCTGATTATGAGAAAATGTTTTTCTATGATATCATAAAAAGCTTACAACCCGTATATGATGCTCTTACATGGAAGATGCCCAACCCTAAATTACAATATGAAACAACGCTTGAAGAATTATTTGGTTAATATTAAACGGATATATAATATTATATTCGAAAACAGAGATTTAACCGATATCCAAAATGATTATTATTTAAATAAATGGATTAGTAAATCTGAATTAGAGAAATTATTCGAATTTGAAAAAATACAGTTATTACAGGCATATAAAGAGAAAGAGCAAGAATCTATAGATTTGTTGAAAAGTTTCAATATGAATTCCTTATCTAATTATGAAGCATTGGAAAGAAAATATCAAGGTAGTTTAAAAAAGAAGCAATAATACTTGAAACATATTCACCTACAGGATTAATACTAACATGGAACAAATCGTAGGAATTTACAAAGACATTAGCCAGTTTATCATCGGTATTTTGGTTAAAGAAACAGATACACATGTGGTATTACGCCGAGCATTATTGGTTAGTGTAGAAAGAGATAAAAATGGTAACGGACTAGTCCCTAACTTTTTCCCTGTAACACTATTAACACTTGACCCACCTTTCCATATGATGGGATTCTTGAAAGAACAAAATATTGATTTTGAAACTTGGTACAAAAAAGACACGCTCTTGAATCCAGTTCCTCAAGAACTTAACGATCAAGTTACCCAAGTATATATGCAAAACTTTATAGGAGTGCTACCTCCTAATGCATCAGTCCCTCTACCTGTAGAGGGTAAATCGGAGGGTAAAACACCTGAAAATAACATAGTCAAACTATTCTAAAAAAAGGCGGCGAAAGCCGCCTTTTTAGTTGTTATACACTGCGTTATAGAGTAAATTCATACATGTCGAAATTACTCGAAAAGTTAAGAAAAAATACCATTGTTGATGCTCAATTATTAAAAAATAGCAAATATTTTGATGAAGGAAAATTCATCGCGACCCGTGTTCCATTGCTCAATCTAGCCCTGTCAGGAAAGATTCGTGGAGGGGGTCTTCCTAAAGGAATCGTACAGATTGCCGCTCCACCTAAACATTTCAAAACTAACTTCATGTTAGAATTGATGTTAGGTTTCCAAAATGATCCAGATAATGCGAATCAAGACTATATCATCGTTCTATATGATAGTGAATTAGGATCAACTCCTAGCTATTATGAGAAAATGGGGCTTGATACTAGTAAGATTGATCATCGTCCTATTAAGTCGGTTGAAGAACTTCGTTCAGATATTGCAAATCTTTTAAATGATATATCAGAAGGTGACAGAGTTCTAATTTGCGTTGACTCCATCGGTATGCTTCGCTCTAACAAGGAAACAGAAGATGCTAAATCCGGTCATGATGCTGCTGATATGACAAGAGCAAAGGCATTGAATTCCTTGTTCCGAATCATTACTGCTGAATCTGCTATTAAGCAAATTCCGATTGTTATTATTAATCACTCATATGGAACCCTAGAAATGTTCTCTAAGGAAGTTGCCAGCGGTGGTCGTAAGACACAATATGCTGCTCATACCCTTCTATTCATTACAAAGGCACAGGATAAGGAGAAAGAAGACGGTAAAGACGTTCTTAAGGGATTCCGATTCACGCTACGTGCGGGCTTATCGAGATATGTTAAGGAAAATGCTACATTCCCTATTACAGTGCATTTTGGTGAAGGAGTTGATCCTTTTTCAGGATTGTTTGACTTGGCCTTAGACTTGGGTTACATTATCCCACAGAAACAAGGCTGGTACAAGATGAAAGATTGGACAGAAGATAAAAAACAAGTTAGACGGGCAGACCTTGAAGAAGATGAAGACGTAATGAATGCGCTTCTAGATGATGACTCTTTCTGTGCAGCCGTAGAAAAAATATACAGTTTATAACATGGATAAAAACCCTTTTCATTTTGAAGATTTATATATCGCCTTTGCTGAGAAATATCCTTGGGCGTTTGATAAGTTAGGACTTACAAAACAGATTAATGATCATATCCTTTATTTAGGGAATAAGACAGGTGGTGCATTGGTTCGATATATTTTACCGGGAGTCTATAAATCTGATTATCTCTTAAAATATAAAGATTGTCATATTTGTACCTTCCCCGTCGAAATTGATGCAGGTCGTCCACCTACATTATCTGTCTGGTGCCAACTTGATAATTACCGAATAATTCAAGCAAATCTTGGATTAGCAGATTCAGAAGATACAGAGTTTAGTTTGGGATTAACATTACATACCTCCAAACCTCAACAGTATATTGATATGTTGAAAGATGTTAGAGACTATCGTATCCTTCCTCCTAAAAAGAATTTAGGATTTAATACTTAATGATTGAAGCAACTATATCATATATAGGGACGTTTATAGATCGTCCCAACATAATACGCTTTACCTTTGCAGAAGATGATATTGCAATGGAAAGTAAAAATGAAACAACTGGTAAATTTGAAAAAATTACCGTTGGTCAATTATATGATATATTCTCCAAGAAAAACGAGTATATTCGTGATGCATCTGATCCAGAGGATCGCATTGATGGCTCATTTTTTGAAGAATGGTTCTATCAAAAGCATATAGCCGATAAACATTTCAGAGACAAAATAACCAACCAAACATTCCGACAAATTTAATGGCTAAAATTGATTTAGATTTTTTTGAGAAAATCATATTTTATAATATCCTTAAAAAAGATTGCACTTTTCTAGCATCATGTATTGATCATCTGGATAAAGAGTTATTTAAAGATAAAGATATAGGCATAATCGTCAATATCATCAAGGATTTCTATTTAGAAAATTCCACTACCCCGACACTTACAGAACTTAAGGTAAGGGTAATGACTGCTCAAGCCAAAACGCATCTTGAAAATGCTATCAAGACAATCAGATCGCTTGATAGTGAATATAATGAAGATGAATTAATCCGTAATACGGAACATTTTTTAAGACAGCGGAAAATTGAATTATTATTAAATAAGACAATTGATCAAAAAATTACTGATAAACAAGTTGATTTAGAAAGCTTCCAAAAAGAAAGTGAACAGATTCATGCAATATCTTTAATTGATAATCTTGGATTAGAATACTTTGCAGAAATTGATAGAGTTACTGATTACTTTAATCAAACTGATAATATTTTTTCATCAGGTTATGTTGGATTTGATCAAGCTATTGGTGGGGGATTCTTCCATGAAGGAAAACAGTTTGGCGTAATTGGAGGGGAAACAAACGTAGGTAAATCTATCTGTTTAGCCAATATCGTAGTCAATGTTTTATTACAGAATAAAAATGTATTATTATACACATTAGAAATGTCTGAAATGCGATATGCCAAACGTATATCTGCTATTTTAACAGGTATTGCATTAGCCAACTTACCAAGCAGCGTTGATAATTTTAAAGAATATATCAACAATTTTATTCGAGAACATATGTCTCGGTTGATAATTAAAGAGTTTCCCACCAAGAGTGTATCTGCAAAGACGTTGTTAGCACATGCGGGCTTGTTAAAGAGGCGCAAAGCGTTTCAACCAGACTTTATAGCCTTTGACTATCATGCGCTTTTAAAGCCATCTGTGACGCAAGCATCGAAGCATACAGAAATGCAGTTTATTACACAAGAATGCCGTGGATTAACTTATCTACTAGGTGCTCCCGGTTGCAGCGTAGCACAACTTAACAGAGGCGCACATAAACAGGAATCTCCCGGTTTAAATTCTGTGTCGGGATCATGGGATATGATTTCTGATGAAGATTGGCATGTGAATATTTGGCAAACTGATATTGATCGTGAACAGAATATTCTTCGCTACATTGGCGAAAAAGCTAGAGACGGTGCAAAAGGATACTCCGATTTTTGGACTATCGACTATGATACCTTAAAGTTGACAGAAAACGAACAAGCGTCTAGGGATGTGCCGCAAGTGGATAGAGAAATGACTAGTTTCACCTTTGAGGAATTGCATTGATTATAGATAGTGGTGGAATAAATAATTCCATGCTCCCCTATGAACATACAGTACCTAGCCCAAATGAAATAATTAATGAGATTGAGTTAGAGGAAACCATTAATAAATTTGGCGCATGGGTGTCAATTATAACTAATAAACCATTATCATGTGTGTCATTATTTTCAATGCTTAGAAAAGATGAAAATCTGTGCACATTATTACTTGAACTAACCGATCATTCATGGTACAATATCGTATCCTATATGAGCCATAGATGGCCCGTTTTAAATAAATCTAAAAAGATTAAATGAACTCCAAATTTCCAGATTTTGACTTTGACAAATGGTTAAACCATTTTGTAGAAATGCTATATACAATAGACTCTCGGAATACTGATAATATGGAACATGAATGCCCTGTTGACATTCAAAAAGAAAAGTTCCTAACACAGGAACATATTTTTTATGATGATTTTGGGGTAGATTTCTGTGCCAATTATTTAGAAAATATTACTCGGTTTAATTGTTTCATGAGATATATAATGCAGGAGGATCGCACTTTTAAAGATTTGATTATTTTTATACTTCGTATTATAGTACCTGCATCTAAAACCCATGAGGATATAGCCCGTGCTATATTGAGAGGAAAATCATATAGAACAGTGAACGATATGTTGTTCACTCAACATACAGCAACTTGTATTTTTAATACCCTTAAAACCTTACAAATTCCTTTAAAAGATGATAACTGAAGCGCAAAAGAATATCTATAATTGGTATTTAAGAGCACAGCGAGTTCATAATAATAAACCTTTCCGATATAGAAAGAATTTCCACAACTTAGATAAGGAAACCTTTTATCCGCATTTGTTAAAGATTGAGAGAGTTTTTCAGAAATACCCGCATCTGATGCGTAGAGAATTTTTTGATGCTCCATATATTATCTATAATGATGCAAAGAAATTTTATGGTTTAAATTTCTTTTCTTCACTTAAAGGATTAACTACCTGCATAGCATATTTCAAGTTACTTGCTCAACAACAGCCCGATGAGCAAATAGATTTTCTGAAAGAGTCCCTTAGATTTGTTACTAATTTCTGTGCAGAACACGACCTAATGTTGAACCAATATATTCGGTTTAAATCTATCGCACAAAATGATTGTCTAAAACATCTTAAAAATCATCAAATATCATGGTATTTGGTTATGGCAATTCCGGGTTTTATAAATCTGGTGCAATCATTGCCACGGGACGAATTTTCATTATATTTCGGTGAAGATATTGATCTAAATTTCTTGATTTCTGCGTATGGATCGAGTAAGTTAGCTAAAGTATTTCTCGAAAAAAAGATCAGAGAAATTGATGAATTTCTTATCAAGAAAAAAGATAAAATACCTAGCTAAATTCGGTATTTTTAGATAAATAGCATAAAGGAGAATAACATATTTTCCTGATTAAAAAATAAAATAAATAAAATAAATAAAATGACAAACCTAGACGAAATCCTTAATAATATTGGAACATTAAAAGATACAGAAGAAAAGAAAAATAAGACCGAAAATAATAGTGCGATTGATAGCCGCATTCTACGCTTTAAAAAAGGGTGTAAATATATCGGTCTTTTCGTACCAACCGCTAAAGATACTTTAGTAACTTATGAAGAAATTGGCTTCACAAGTCGGGTAGATCAGAGTTACGTTTACACGGGTAGAGCATATGCTGATCCTGCGTTAAAATATAAAGGTGAAAACATCCTTAATAAAACTCAATGGGAAGCATATAAGACTGCAAAGGCTAATAATGATGAAGCCGCAATGAAGGAAACTTACAAGTTGTTCCCTCAAAGAAAACAACTAGTTAACTTCTTGTTACTTCAAGTTATCGGTGACGATGCCGCAGCAAAAGAACAAATCGGGGAAGTTAAAGTTGCCCGCTATCCTGCCGCATTAGACAAGGAAAAGAACCCAAAATCTGCCGCATATAAAGCAATCTTTGAAGGTTTGCTCGGTGCAGGTCAGAAGAAAATCGGGAAGAAAGGTTATATTCTTCCGAATACCGTAAATGATAATGTCAAATTTGTTTTTGATGTTATTGATAAAGGTGGTTTCCCGAATTATGATCAATCCAAATTTGATCTAATGGAAGAATACGAGATTGAAATGAATTATACCAAAGAACAAGTGTTGGAAATTCTGAACAAGGCACATGATTTAAATGATTTGGTGCCGCCTCTTAAATCACCAGAGGAAATTAAGGAAATTCTTGATTTACATTGGTTTGGAACTAGCGCATCCGCAGAAGATGACGTTGATGTTGACGACAATAATAGTATCGACACTACCGTTTCTGATGAAGATGATGAAATTCCACATCTTGGAACAAAATCTAAGAATTTTGATGAAGAACTTGATGAATTACTAGCATAATTCTTTAAAATGGCAAATGGATGGGCTAAGTAGAGTGGTACAATGAATGAAGACGTTGACATCGCTCTCTTAGCCCATCAAGCCAATATGGGTTTAAATCAAATTTATCAATCTCGCCAACCACAACGGATTGATCCCCGTCAATTTTTAAATAATAATTACGGAGGACAACAAGGCAGACCCAATTTCAATCCTAGCTATCCCCCGCAACAACAACAACCATATTATCCTCAAGTAGGAGGCGTAGAAGACTATGGTTTACCTTCACAGGTCGCTCCACAAACTTCACAATTACCTTTAGTAATGAGAGATAGAGACGGTAATGTAGTAGACCTTTCACAAACACCTTCTGTGATGTCAGAAGGTCAAACCTATCCACCATACCAACAACCAAATGGTATGAATGATGTTAGAGGGTTTCAAATTCCAGACTATTCAAAATATAACAAAGCACCTTCTTCACAAGATAATGAAGCAGAGGAATCAACACTGGATATAATTTTAAGGGAAATAAAATCTTTGAAAAAAGCAGTAAATAAGTTGATTCGTGAAACTGAAAAGAGTAAATTATCAATAACAAGTCCATCACAACCTTTAGATATAAATGCAATTAACAATCAATCTCCGGTCATTTCAGAAGGAATTCCTTGCTCCAATTTTGGAGATTAATAAAGAAGGTAAGGCTGCAATTTTCGGTACAGATACAGAATTATATAGTATCTCACAGACAGCAGATAATAGAGTGGTATTATATAATACCTATACACCTGTGGCAATAGATGAACCTTTAACACGTTTCAATATTAATCTTGCCCGTGTGATTAAAGCCTTGAACTGTGTAAAACAGACAGAAAGTTTTTCCACTTTTAACATATTAAATAATTCACTTTCATATCAAGACGATCTAATTAAATTTAATATAAGATTGCTAAGTGACAATCTCATGATGACTCCTAAGATCAATCCAGAGAATATTAAAAATTTCCCCTTTTCTTCAGAGATTTATGTAGAGTCTGATGTTATAAAAGATATTAAACGGGTTCTAGATTTTTCCACATCTACTGATAAATTTTATATAGAAGTTGAAGGCGATAAACTATATTTCTTGTTTGGCGATAAGGCAGAAGATACCGCTAATGTACAGGATGATATTAGAATATTAGTTTCTGATAAGTTCAGCGGAACTATTCCATCAAATATATTCAATGTTAATATATTGAAATTAATCGAAAAGTCAAAAAATGACTTAATATTTAAAGTAGGTAAAAATGCTATGATGGTCAATATTCAAAATGAAAGTAGCACCCTGCAATATATAACAACTTCTTTAAAGAAATAATATGGAGATAGATCATATACCCCTACCCCCACAAAAATATGTGGTTCATGAAAATATATTATATAAAATTTTATGGGATTATGCCAACGTTCCTCCACGACTCTTAATTACTAAAGATGGTAGAAGTTACTGGAGTATATCAAATACTATATTTTCTAGTAATATAGAAAAAAGAGATATACAAATAATTTCGTTAGTAGAATTCTACAACTTATGCATAACATGGAACATACCAATAGAACAATTTAACTTTAATATACCCAAATTATAATTTTATGAGAGACACATACTTAGACTACGCTACCTTCTTAGGTAAGATTAAACATTATGAATGTACTATTCATAAATTAGACATTATCTATCATCCATCAGATCATAGATGCTGGACAGCATTAATCAATCCTGAAAAGGAGAATATTGTTGTCACATATGGCATTAATAAATATGGACCGGGATCGAGATTCTTTGATATCTTAACATCCACTAAAACTATGATTGATGTTTATCAAGAGGATATATATCCAATTATTGAAAATCTGCTCGGCAAAGGAATTACAACAACAATATTTGAAATCAATGAGTAACAATCGCATAACAACACAGTCATACACCATTAAACGTTTACGGGATAGTGGTTATATAGTAGATCGTTTAGACGCACTTTCTTACCAAGAAAGTGATAAACGAAAATGGTCTATCATGGTAGATAACGGAGTATCATCTATCATTCTAACATGTTTCAAAGATTCATCTATCCAATTATATGATGGAGCCAGATTCTTCAATCCTAATCTTAGGCTGGATACTGATTCTGTAGAAGTATTAATTGAATACTTTAACGAACGAGGCATTGTTAATAAACATTGGAATTACGGTAAACCAAAGACCGAAACCGTTTAATATATGGCAAAGAAGAAACCAACTAAAAAACAAATCAATGAGGAACTTAACACTTATGAAGAAGTGGAAGAATTCATTGACGGGCTTCCTCCTGCTAGAATGCCTAAGAAATTCAAACATTTATCACCAGATAAAAAGGAAGAATTTGTTAAGAAATTGAAACATTTATTACATGAATTCATGGACTGTTACATGTTGGTAGGTTTTTCAGTGGATGGATTAGAAACAATGATTGTAGAGAATCACGGTACTCCTATTGAAACCCGTGGATTAAATCATCTAGCTTTTGATTTTTTTAATCAATATTTTGATGATGAACCACCTATTCATATTATTGATCCAGACGATTTATAAAAAAAGGGCGCTTATTTAAGCGCCCTTTTTCTTTATAGAGTTTTAACAAATTCTCGTAATGAGTTTGTTCGATTAAGCCATCCTTTGAGGAATTTGGCTTTCTTACCTGTTGCAATTGATTTATAAAAACCTTCAAGGTGGGTTAATAATCTTTCAATAGTTTCTTTAGTAGGAGTTTCATTAGCAACTTTTAATGTTTTAGGACCGATAATACCATCGGAAGTTACTTTAATAGCATTCTGTAACCAATGAGACGCATTACCCTTACCAGTATTAACACCGATATTGGCAATAACTTCACCAACTCCTTTAGGAAGTTTATCAGCCTTAACACCTAACCAATAGGTATCATAATAAATTTGCAAAGCTTGATCCTTCGTTAGGTTTTTAATATCTAATTTAGGATGCGAACGTTGATCAATACCATACTTGGTTACTCCACCGGGATCATCTTTATCGTCTTCGAAAATGACATTCCCCTTTTTGTCATATACACATTCCCATTTAAAAATGAAATTAATCCATTTTAAGAAACGTGTGTCTTTTTTAATAGTGTCTAAATCAGCCATAATATATTATTTATCATTTTATAAGCAATTACTGGGAGTATTTCCAATGAGGATAGGATTTTCCTTAGAATTATCAGTATCTACTTAAGCATTAAATTGGGAAAGATTAGCCAAGTCTTGTTTCAATTGTCCATATTGCTCTTCCATTTGTTTTTCCAATGCTTTCATTTTCTGTTCAATTTGCTTACGAGTATAATTGGATGTACGAACACCTTCACCTTTAGGAAGTGTGTCTTTTTGACCCTTTTCAGGAGTAGCATTTTTCTTACCTTCAGAGGTAGAAAGGGGAGCCAATTTATCAAATACATAATTTGCAATGGCAGGAACATTAGTATTGTTATTTGCACCAACCTTACGAACTTCATCGTGCATGCTACCTTCACCTTTTAAGGTCAAAGGAAGTGTTGGGAAATTATGATAATGAGGATGCATACATATAACATTATCTGATGCCACACTATAAACTTCTAAACAATGATCATCTCCATTTGAATCTTTACCAATTGCTCTGCCTATATATGCACCTGCTAATAAATCACCATATGTAGTACCTCTAGTATTTCCACTAGTATCAGGAGACATTTTTTTGCCATTCATTCCACTATAGGGTCCGGGACAACAATATCCATCGGGTTTACATGCTCCTTGAGGAGGAGGAATGCCTATAGGTGTAGGTTCTTTCTGAATGGCTAATTCGAAATCTGCTTCTGTAGTGTGCCATTCCAACGGTGCAGTGATATGGTGCAGTGATACTTCTCCTTCTACATGTAATCCACCTTTTACCACAGCATTTATTCCTACATTAAGATTACTATCAATTAATAATTGTTGCTCAATACCCTTTTTACCTGTTATTTCATTTGGTCTGAAAGATATAATATCAGCACTTAAGTCAATACGCTTCGCAGCCAATGCTATTTCGCTACGGGAACTGAATAACATATTTTCCATGGCAGCAGTGAACAATGTTCCCCCCAACTGCATTTGCCCTGTTGTCTTAAGAGATATTCCACCAGAACCAGCAACAAGATTGAATCTGTTATTTGCTTGAACATCATATATTCCACCGGGAAGATACTCAACGTCAACAGCTTCCACCAAAGGACTTTCTTTATATTGTATATAAAGATTAGTTCCTTTAGGATCAATTTTGACACCACATGGAACTAACTTACCAACTGGATCACGACGGTATGATTCCAAATCATTCATAACTAATCCCACAGACACTATTAAATCCTTAGCAATAGTTAATATCTGTGAACCACCCGCAGGATTCTTATTCTGTCCTAAATGTCTTTCTATTTCATATAATTTTTTCTGTAATTCAACACGTTTTTCTACGATCTTAGCCTTATCAGGATCAGGATCAAAGTTACCATCTTGAGAAGACGGACTGAATAAAGAACCTCCACAAACGAAACAATCATTTCCACCCGCATTAACACTCTTGTTGTAGCTATCCTTTGTTTGGTTAATCTTCTGGATTTGACGGCATGTAGCGGACTTCAAGGAACCTGACCCTAATGTCATTGCAGAGTCGGTTACAAGCACCTTAGATTGCATTCCATGGATAGGACAAGAAGGATTGGGACCAGACTTTGATTGCTTTGGAGATTGATCCATAGAATATTCATAATTAGTTCTTTGTGTATCGAATTTACGAACAACATCATGATAATCCTTAATAGCTTTTTTATATTCTTCTACATACTTTTGCCATTTAACAATATCACCAACTTTATATAAAACATCCCCTAATACAATAGTTTCAACATTTTGATCCATTGTATTAACTTGATTACCTCCCACATGGGCAAACTCATCCCCGGTAATATGTTGTCGTTTATTTCGTACCACTAAACTTTCTTTACCGTCTTTGAAATAACGATCAAATGATCCTGTTTTGTAACCCACGGTAAAAACTTCTTCATCCTTTGTATTGATAAATTCTAGATGCCCCGCAGGTTGATTTATCAAAGATAAATCTCTTAACTTATCGCCTGCATTAGCAGGATCATTGGAATATTTGTTAGGGTAATGCATTGATTTTATTTAGTCGACTCCGAATATATTCTTAATATCATTTTTAGATGCATAAGTTCCAATAATGATGGGACGATTAGGATCACCTTGTTCAAAGCGCACCCATACGTGTGCGCCCGGTGCAGGCATAGATACAATACCTTTAAAGTTATTATTTTGATCAGAAGGACGATAAGGACCATTCATGTCAGGTTTACCTTGTAAATTTGCTTCGGTATTACTTTTATATTGTGTTGTATTTGGGGTGCCCTGATTCTGTGTATATCTGGATGCATCGTTATGCACGCCCACTAATGAATTTCTTCTAGTCTGTATAGGTAGTAATGATGTATTAACATGGTTATATAATTCACTTCCGCCGCCGCCTCTAGAAATCATTGTTTTATTGGTAGTACCTCTAGGCATAATGATATTACCTAAAGTTTGCAACAATCCTAAATTAGCAATAATCAATGGTAAGATTTTCTGTAACTTTGATATGTTTGTGGGAGAGCCATTAGTTGCCAAGGTTATTTTATTGATATTATCTGCACTGATACCTACGGCCATATTACCCGCTTTATAGATATAACTGTTTCCATTCATAGATGAATAGTAGAAATCTTGTGTAATTTTATTGCTTCCGTTTATTGTCATACGTATCGGAATATCATTATAATTTGCTGGAAAGTTTGATGAAGTAGATGTTTCGAATAGAATAGGTGGATTATATCTTATAGTTGTATTATCAATAGGAACGAAACACTTTACTCCGAAAATAGTAGCATTCACATCAACCTTTTTATCATTGATAGTGATGTCAGGGTTTTGCACATCTAAAGTGATTCGTGATATAGAAATATTTTTATCAGTGTTGAAATCATTAATAGGATTAGCATCAGATGGAGGTATAATAGTTTCACCTATAGTATATGTCTTAGGCTGATTTTGTATCAAATCAGATATACATGAATTCTTTTTATAACCTAAATATATAGAAGGAAAGGATGTCTGATTAGGATTTCCATTACCACAATTGGTAGGCAAACACATAGTTCTTCCGGTGGTAACATCTATTTGATAAACTGATTGGCGAGGTTGCTTCGCATATGAATCAGTAGTGGGAGGAGCATCCTTTCTTTGTGATTCTTCTGATTTATCTTGCTCAAATGCTTCTGCGGTTTTGTTGCTGTCTTGACTGGTCAAACCTCCATCATTACCTATAAATGATTTATTAGCGGCTGCATCGAAAAATGCAGGAGTTGACATACCAAAAATAGGATAGGAGACTTCTGCCCACGGCAACATTTTACGTAATCTATCTTGGATTTCACGAGTTAATGATGTTCCTGTGTTATCGCCCATATGGGTGATAGCTTTATCGTTTTTAAGGTCTTTATTCCAATTTGTGAGAAGAGTGGCATTGACTTCGGGAACGTACACCTTTACTCGTCCGGCAGTATTCGGATCATTATGATTGATAATAATCCCTCGGTATTGATCATTATATTGTCCCATTATTGTTTCTCCTGTTTATGCTCCGTCTTAGCATTTATCATTTTATCGTTTGTAGGATCATTGACAGTATTTGATTTTGGAGCGGTTGATATTAACCGTCCCTTATTATCTACTACAATTGTTACAGGACTATCATTTGGTCCGCCTTGTGCAAAAGTGATATTAAATGTTTCTAATTCATATCTACCTAAAGATAATAGACAGAAGAATTTATTTATTAAGCGTATTAGATCACCTGCTAATTCGATAATCGCCGCTAGACATCCCGGCATTGCTGATTTTCTACGTCCTGCTTGAAACACATCCATGGTAAAATTATGACCGTGAACAATAGCCCGTTCCTGACCATAATTAGGATGTAACACTGCCATGTTGTTATCTCCTTGCAAATTTCTAACAAATATAGTATTGACTAAACGATTACTAGTATCCATTCCTTGATGAATAGATGGTATCATTTTAAATGTCTGATTTTTATGAATTCTAGAATTATTATCCAAACATCCTGAATTATTCTTTTTACCCCATTTAGAAGGATCAGTTTCGGTTTCTCTGATGGTTATATATGCAAAAGACCCTACTTCTTCACTAGTAGGTGCAAAATATGGGAAAGTGTCTTGGTGCATTGCAATATATTCATTGATTGCTGGATGCATGTTCTGAACAGTAGTTACAAACTCTCTGAGAAGTGCGGTATTCATTGTGGCACCCGTTAAGGTGTTTCCTCGTCCTACATATGAAGGAGGTAATAATGATATCGCTTTTTCCACTGCACACGCCGCATTCCCAATTTTATTTGATAAAACTGTTAAAATAGGAATGTTTAAAATAGATGCAATCATGGTGGTGAACCCGAATAAAGAGTTTGAACCCCCCGACCATGGTCCATGGGTTTCGGAAATCATCTGAACCGTTCGATCTAAGGGGTTCTGTGAGGTCTGCATTGCTCCGTGGAGTTCATCAAATATAGTTCCTGTCTGCTGTTGTCCCGATGGACTAGCTCTTAGACTTTGATAAAACTGTTCTGTAACGACTTCTGCCATTTAAATATTTATCTGTTATTTTACTGATAAAATACTAATATTAAGCTAAAGGTTCTGGTTGTGACTGAGTTGTTGCAGGTTTACCTATAATATTAACATCACCTTTTGGAAGGGGAATATCTTCTCTATAAACATGAGTTTTTACCGCAACCAATTCGGTATAATACCCCCGTTGAGTGTTGGAAAAATAATGTTTAACCCCTGTGACAAAATACTGACCTTCTAATTTATGGTCATATTCTTTATCGTTTAAGCTTTGTTTGGATAAACCAAAAAATCTACCCGGTTGCCGATGAGTTAATCCTCTGGTAGAGAAAGATATAGATAAATTTGAAAACAAGAAATACTTTAATATTTTGTTTCTACCCGTTGCATATCGACCTTTTTCATTAGGTCTGGTGGAGTATTCTACTATACTGTTTTCTCCATTTTCTATATAAGGAGTTACAGGTAATCTATCATTTGATATACTGGATGACACCATTATATTAGGCTTGATGCGTTCATTGAAAAATTTTTGCCATTCGGTAGCCGAATGCAATTTTGATTCAATATTCCATTGTCTATCCGATGAATTATATGACACTATTCTACGATTTGCTAAATTCCTTGCATAATCTTTACCAGATAAATCTGTTAGTTGATAACTTCTAACAAGGTTATATTCATCGCCTTTTATTTCGGTGGATTGACTACTAGATAGGGGAGCCTTTTTGATAAGGGGAGCCTTCTCTGTTTCCGTTTGTTCTTTAATAAAGAAATGCTCTAATTGATAACGTCCCGGTTCTTTTTTACCAGCTTCTTTGAAATATTGTTCAATTGTTTTAAGGGTAAATTGACGCATCTTACCTTTTTTAGTAGGACGTTCCAATTTTAAAATACATGGCTGGCTTCCTTCACTTTCTGATGCAACATGATTGTTATATATAGCATATACATCATCAATAAACTTATTTCCAATAGGAGAAGTGTAGAATAATAAATTAGACATGTCTCCGATGTTCCACGATGCAGAATCTGGCATAGATTCTACATGTTGTTTAAAATATGGATCATTTTCAAACAATGCCTTCAATGCTAGACCAGTTGCAAGGCTTCTTGCATCATCATTAGCTTGATCTTGTCCTTGTTTATTAGCATTTTCACCAGCTATTGCCGTAGAGAATTCTGAATCTTTTTCAGACATCATCTGATATGATTTTTCCCAAAAAAATAATTTCTTCTTTTTTTGTGACACATCACCATTTGATAAATCTTGTGTATCATATACCACTAATTCTAACTCGATTAACCATCTATCGTCATCGAATGTAACTTTTTGAGAAGATAGTTGGCTATCGTCTTTAGGTTTTATAGAAATATATAAAGTATCACGCCCATCATTTCGAAATTTATATTCAAGATTTAATAATCCACCTTGAGTATCATTAGCTTCCTTTGTAGAACGTTCTAGTATGTTATATGGGGTATTGATAGTTATGTTACCACGAACAAATAAATTAAATATGTCTTCTTCTAAGTATAAATCGTCCCATGCAGTATTAGTTAAGTAGACATCGTTTACCCCATTATATAAACGGATAGTGCAATCATAATCTTGTTGATTAAATGAATAAGTGTTGGGGTTGATATTTGACATTTTAATTATTTATATTTGATAAAATTTCAGATATAACTTGCTTTTTAAATATCTTAATCTTGTCTCCTGTCTTAATATCGGTAAATGGATTTATTATGTTATTTGCAATTAAAATGGTCCACCATAGTCTGGTTGTTCCATAAAATTGTTGTGACAACTCGTACCATGAGATATTTTCGTTATAAAATATCTCGTCATATAAAACAGAATCAATATCACCTTGAATAACAAGATTATTGAGCAAATCATAATACGAATAACCATCTGCATCTGTAAAAACAGAAAAGATATTCGCATAGTCGTAAAGATTTAATTGTGTTGCCATATTATGATAAGTTTGGGTTTACACCTGTACGTTCGTTTACACCGGGAGTCGGTTGAAATGCATCAGGGTTTCTAGAAGGTCCAAGAGCATTAAAAATAGCAGTTTGTAAATCTCGTACATCTGCGATGGCTTCTACTTTAGAACCTTTATCCATTGCGCTCATGATATTTCGGGTTGGAAGAATAAGGGATTTAAATGTCATATTGAATTCGTATGCTTCTGGTATAATACGGGAAATGCCTTGATTTTTAATTACACGCGTGTTTCCAATGTTTGTTATAGTTAACGAATCCATATAACATGCGGGAAAATTTACTACATCTTTTATAAACAATGAGTAGATGACTACTGGATCATTTAATGCGAAATTACGACGACTTGGAGAATTTTGATAAGTTAATATATATGCAAGATTTCTATTACTGTCTATATCATCTAACGATACCGTGTTAAATAAATGAAATTTTACTGATATAGAATTTTCTGAAGTTGATGACCATTTTTGAGGTAATTCGAAGCTAACATTACCGGGAAAATAGGTATTTGCGGCTGCTATACCTAAATTCGCCACAGTAGCCAATTGGCCCAGCATAGAAACTTCTTTAGAAAAAAGGTTTGTTGATTGCTTTCCAAATCCAAGCATAGTTTTTCCTAACTCAATAGTTGAGTGGAAAGGGCTTTTACCATCTTCGCCTGAAAAATTAGTAGTTCTATTATGTTTACTGGTGGAAAAATAAGGAAATCTATACGTGAATCCAGTGGGTTGTGCCAGATATTTATATTTGTAAACTTCTGAAGGATCGGTGGGGGCAAAAGCGGCGTCTAACCCATTATCAATCGCATTAGCAGCAATACGAGAATAATAAAGTAAAGATGCCCCCAATTGTCCTGTAGTTTGTTGATATTCAACTAATTCCACATACGGGACATCTACTCTGGCGTTTTTGGGGGATAATGTCCATGAAAAATTATCGACTACGTTCACCAATCCTGTTCCCCCATCGGGCTGTAGGAAACGGCTATCACTATCAGATGGTTTATATTTCAAAGGCATAGTAATTATTTATTATGTTATTAGCGAATGGCACTATTAACTTGATTTCTCATAGAATGGATAGGATCATGTGAAGAACTGAATCCCCCCTGCGAACTTCCTCCTTTATTAGAAGTAGCCGCAACAGTTTTAACAATTGCCCCACTACCCTCGATAGTTGCATGAACATTGGCGGTCATAATCTCAATCAAAGCATCCAATTTATCTTTCATTATGTTATTCATTTGTTTCATTGCAAGATCAAACGGCCCACCCGTTTTAGCCATCAGAATTTGATCTTTAGAATGGGGTTGAATCACGGTGGCATCCTTAACAGATGTGGTTTTTATATTTTTAATGTCAGTTCGTGGTTCTTTGAAATTAACCCCATCCATTTTTGCAGTATTTACTTTTACAGGATCATCAAAAAAAGAAGTGGCGGAATCATATAATGATTTCGACCATGAAGAGATTTTATCTGCTAAATTAGTAGGGTTATACCATGATTTAACATTGCTGGTTATTTTAGAAGGCGTTTCATCCTGACTTGGGGAACTTAACCATGAAATAAAACTAAATGTAGATGATAATCCCGGTATATACATCATAGATGATAATACTGTTAATATATCACTTATTCCACCCATTGGATCACTGAATGATTTATCAATAGCCTTTCCAATCTTAATCAGACTGCCAATTATAGGTAAATCTTCTAAATTTTTACCTATCTTTTCTTCTATCCAACTTCGCATAGACCCAAAAACGCTAGAAATACCACCCCCTAATATGGACAGTTTCCCTTCATTTGGATTAGAATCTTGTTTATAATCTAAAAACATATTAAGTGCATCAATACCTAGTCCAACAGCAGTACCCCAACCGGGGACTAAATATGCCAATCCTGCGGCAAACTCCAACAATCCACCAAAGTAGTCCCCTTTCATCATTCTCTGCACCCCAAACCCCCATGAAATAAGAGTACCTATACCGGGAATCCACTTTACAACTTTAAGTAATTTTGGAACCACTTTTGCTACAAAACTGGTTAGTTTTCCAATGATACCGCTTACAGGTTTTGCTCCTGATGAAGGCGTAGCAAATTGCATAAATGAATCAAATATTTTTCCCCAATTTTTTAAATCGAAAATTTTAAAGGTTAATTTATTCACCCACTTAATCGCCATATACAAAACACCTTTTGCAACGGTAGTAGCCTCTTCCACTAGCCCATTAAACACTGGCACTATTATTTTATTAAAGGCGGTTTTGATGATCCACCATGCACCTTTAAATGTGGCAACAATACCAGATTGTAATTTATCTATTATACTTTTATTAGATAGAAATTCCCCAATAGAGGTGAATAGAGAAGATATTAATTCTTTAATTCTGTTTTTAAGTATCTTACCCCCTTCAGATTCGTCCATTTTTTCACTCAACCAGTTCACCCCTAATAATGCTGCCCCTATACCGAGTATGGATGCCAACCATCCACCCCCCGAAGGTGTCTCGCCAGATACATTATTGTTGACAACCGCAGTGTTAACTTGTGTGGGCCTAATAGTAGCGTTGTTTATAGGCGAATTAGAAGAAGTTGGTAATATTTTCTCTTTATTAGTAAATGATGACAGGGCAGTTAATGCACTTATACTGAACCCTGTAACAACCACAGGTAACATATTCATTGGACTTCCGGGCCATTTCCATTTGGTACCGAATAGTGCCACTTTCAATAACCCATCAGAGGTTAATTTATATGGAGTGTTACTAGCCCCTTTACCACTAGGAGTATTGATATGTGACATTGCTTTAATATAAGAATCCATTAAATCTAAACTAGTCATAGTTTTTTTGATTTTTATATTAAATGACTTCAATGTTCTATTGAGCCAATTTGTCTCTTTTCTAAAAACTGCTAAAGGTGATGCAGCACCCACATGCAATGATCTAACATCTAACCGAAGATCGTCAAAAATTTCATGTATATAACTTAGTGGTCCGGTTTTAGCATTCAGTGGTGCATCTTTATCATCGAAAAGTTCACTCACTCTAGTCGCTAGATATCCCATACCTTTACCTTTCGATGCCATATATGCATCAATCGCGGTTAATAAGTCATTGGGAGTTGTTGTTGCCATTAATTCTATTTATTTCATATATAAAGTATATGTCCTCAATTTTAATTTATGAACAAGCCCTATATTCTGATAAATTCCGTAATGATGTAGAATGTGGCAAATATTCTGACACCCAATTAACGAAAATGGTGGAGAATAATGAATTAAATGCCTTCCAGTTGAAGGTTGTACAGGAATTAGCGCCTAATGTTCAGGCACAACCTGCACAGCAAGCCCAACAACAGCAACAGCCCGCTCAACAAACCCAAAGTGGATATAAGCCAAATGTTTCAGTTGCTAAAAATGCAGGTTCGCAAGCATGGAAATCAATCGTAGGTAATATTAAGTCCACCCAACTTTTGAAACAGTTAAAAAACTTACAAACTGCCAATCCAAATGACAAATATGTAGTGGATGTGACTAATTACATCATTCAAGCATTTACTCAGTTAAACGGACATTTAAATCCGACATCTGTTAGACAGGCTGCTCCACAGAATCCTACTCTATAAAGAATGCAGCATCTATTTTGATGGTTCCTGTATAAGAAACTCCGTCAATAATCTTTGTTACCTTAGTAGCATTCTGCATATCTTTACCAAAGGCATCATCCACTTTCTTTATAATATCTAGAAGTGCCTTAGAGGATAAATGTTCCACAATTGCTATACGCTCATTTACATTACGAACTGCTAGATCGACTAAGGTATCATTTATAGTTAGAGTTTTGACAAATGGTGCAATATGACTTAAGAACATCGGAGCAATCAGAGTTTTTAACTGTTGATTATTGGTTCCGTCAATTTTAGAAATCTTTTCTTGGTATAAATTATTCTCAAAGACAAATTCTTCTTTGATTGATGGAATATTTAATGTATAATTATATACCATTGTGTCTTCGTTCTTTGTTCCATCTGTTATGGTTTCAAAACTAGGCGAATTCTTTTTAAGTTTTTCAATATGCTTACTGAGTGAAATAGATTTTTCAATTTTCTGTTCGCCATCAGCAGATACGAAAGTGATTTTATATTCATCTTGTATATTTTTAGAGCGCAACTGCAACAAAATCAATATTTTATCATATAAATTCAAAGTGTTCAAGTCTATAGTTGAACCTAACACATCCGCTAACACATTATACATGACTAATATGAATTGATTTTCGGCAAACGGTCCCTCAACAGTAGTTTTTACTATATTTTTTGTGTGGTTTGCATTTAATGTCTTAGATACTATCTCTTTTTTCAAAGAAGGAACAAAAATATTAGACTCTAACGTCTTATTAGCGGACTCTAATAGATTTAGAATGTCATTAAACTGTGAAATCTCTTGCATATAGCTAATATTTAACTCTTTAAAAATTAAAATCCAGCAAATTCCGAGGGAGATTTATCAGCGTCTGCGAAAAGATCAATAGAATTACTTGGTACTTCTGATTTTTCCGATTTTTTATACGTTGATTTAGCAAAATTGACTAACATTTGTGTTTCTTTCGGCGTTATTTTGTCTAAAAAAGAACTATCCATATGTGATATTGATGTAATATTGAAATAATCACTTAATAATCCGTCTAAAGTGTTATCTTTGAAAAACATTTTCAGAAGATATATCATATTATCTGATCCCATTTTTATTTCAAATTTAGTACCACACTCTTTACAGTTCAAATCTAGAAATACAATTTGATTGAATAATGCATATAGTGGTTCTGCAAAGATATCGCGGATGTTTAAGATAAGTGATATCGGAATCTTTTCAAGTATAGTTGTTTTTTCAGGAATGGATAATTTATCCACATCAATAACAACAGAATCACTAATAATATATCGGATATACCCGAACAAATATTTTTCAATATTTTTATCAGTGGTGTCATTTGATAAATTATTATTTTGATGGTATAATAAATTTTCATACTCCTGTTCTATAGTAGGAATGTCACATATAATCTGTAAGGGATAATTATCCACGGCTATCACAGTTTTGAACGATTTATCAATAGTTAATCCTAAATTATCAAGTAAAGTATTTAGGTCTATGCGTATTCGAACTTCCTTTTCACATTTTTCACATTCCTTAACCAAATCCAGCAAAGAATTATAACTTAATATTTTAAAAAACAATACAATAACAAATCTATCAAGTATTGTGAATTTTTTATAATCAAAAGACTCTACCATGTTACATTCTATGATAGTGTTTAAATTATAAAGAAAATCTAGATGAGTGTCATCATCGACATTTTTCAAAATTATACGATACTGTTCATTTGTTAATTCGTTAAATCGAATATTTCTTTGTAATGATGGTATCCAAATTAAATATGTGTTCCGCATTATGTTGATATATTTAGTTACGGATTATATCCCATGTCGGATACCGAATAACTATTATATACAAATCCTGCTTGGCGTTTAGGATAGTCTGTAGAACTTTCGTAACTTTTTTGTTCAGGAGAAATATTGATAGGCGCACAATCTTTAAAATGCCACACTTTTCTTATTACAGTAGGTGAACACTCGCCATGTTTAGCCAGTTCATACACATCAATGTCCGCCTTTATACTTAATTGATTAGCAATCAATCCTTCATGAGCAACAACTATGCTCCAAGGGCGCAATACTCCATCGGTAAATGATCTATTAGTTTCCAGAAACCCAATATCTAAATTGTTAAAATTTGCTCGACCTGATATCACTGGAGCATTAATAAACCCTCTATTACCACCCTCTGTTATTCCTACGTGTTCGGTATTGACAGTCTCCCCCGGTAGATTAACACCTTGAGCAAATATACACCCTATAACGTCTTGAGTAGCATGTGTCCATGTAGTATCAAGGGACATACCAATATTCCAGCCAGCAGGCTCTAAAGAAGGTAAACGCTGTTTTATTTTATTGAATAGATGATTTTTGTTTTTAGCAGTAATCACTAATACCCATTGAAAGTTTAATGGAATATTAAATGCCCAATCACACATTTTTCGATGGAAATATGGAATATGTGATTGTGTAATATCTGGAATATTGGACATCGGACAAGTTTGAAACACTTGTGGAGTGATGTTGCCGCAATTGCTAGGTAGATATATTCCTGATATTAACATTAATCATTATTTAATCCGCGTTTCATGTGGTTCCGTTTAACACCATCTTTGAAATAGTTCTTTTTGACTATTCTGCCAACTTTACTAACATTGTTGCTTAAATTATACTTAACCTCCATGTCTCCTTGTTTAGAGTTTACGGTGGCACCAACTTTTTTAGGATTTACCCCATCAATACGGATATGTGCGCCATGCCCTTTTGCTATAGCAATTTCTTGCGGAGTTTTCTGACTTTTGTTTTGTCCTCTTGGACCTTTCTGTGTCCAGATGTTCCCTATATATTGCTGATTGCCTAACTTGGAACGCTGGGAAGCTGTCTTAGTATTCATTGTGCGTACTTGGCGGGGTTGAGCCTTACTATATTGATTAGTATCCCAATAGCGTGATTTATGTTCTGTGCGCTTACTCTTCGAAGTAAATAATTCGGTTATAATCGCGTCACAAAAAGCATCAAAATTCTCTGTCATAATATTATTATTTATTGAAAGTATGGCATTGTCATGATATATTCATGCATATATGCAGCGAGAACTACGATTCCGAGTTTGGAGTAATGAAAAATGTTTTAAAAAAATAGAGAATACTATTCATGAACTAGATGGTTGTTACATAACAACAAACAGAATATCTGTTCATCCGTGCGGAACATTATATGATTCACATAGGGAAGATGTAATAATTGAACAATATACTGGCATCAGTGATATAAATGGTGTTCCTATTTATGAAAATGATATAATCGAAGCATATTTAACTCCTGAAAATTACCCATCAGATAACCTCATCCGTGGTCCCGTTAAATTTATAAATTTTGGCTGGTGCCTATACCGACGGACTTTATCCGATCTTGTCGATATTAAAGTTATAGGAAATATACACGAATAATGGAAATTCCTCAGTCATATACAATATCTAAATTCTTTTCTTATGCAAATAAGACTAAGCAGCATTCTCGTTATTTGAACGGGGGTTGCCCTATTTGTCATGAAGGAAGTAATTGGGATACGAAACAACGCTTGTATTATTACATACAAGACGATTTCTTATATTGTTACAACTGCGCAAGATCATGGAATCCTTATTGGTGGGTTAAAGAAGTTTCCGGTATGACGCATAAGGAATTGAAAGATGATATTAAGGAATATACCGGAGATTCTGATTATATTTTACAATGGGAACAAGAAGCCGATAAAGAATGGATTTTACCTGATTTACCGGGGGAATGTGTAAACTTAAGGGATGCCGTACAGCTTAAATTTTATAAAAAATTACCCATTGTTCAGAAAGCATTAGATTATTGTAATTCTCGTAGATTATTCAATGCAATCAATACACCTAAAACGTTTTATGTATGTCTGAATGACAAGTATCATAAGAATAGATTGATCATACCTTTTTATAAGAATAATCGAATTATTTGTTATACTTCTCGTAAAATATTAGATGATGATAGTGCAAAGTATTTGTTAAAATTTAATGCACCTAAAACAATATTTAATATTGATAAGATCAAGACAGAGATTCCTTATATTTTCTTATTCGAAGGTCAGATAGATTCAATGTTTGTTCAAAATGGCGTGGCAGTTTCAGGATTAACCTTAACCCAACAACAGGAACGAGAATTAGAACAGTTCCCATTTCACGAAAGAATATGGGTTTTGGATAATCTCAAATTTGAGAAAAAAGAAGTAGTTAATAAACTAATTTCTAAATTACGCGCAGGTGAACGTTTATTTTTCTATGAAAATGAGTTCGCTCCCTTTAAGGATTTAAACGAGTTCTGTGTAGCAAAAAAGCAGGATTTTGTTGATCCTGCTTTAATTGTGGAGTCTTCTTTTACAGAAGAGAAAGGTTTACTTAGAATTTAATTATAAGGGCCGGATGGTTCCCTAGGAGCACTTCCTTGACTTGAAGAAGTCACGGATTTACGAGCTTTTGATAGATTACCTAATGAATCCTTTACTTCTCTTGCAGCCTGTTCAGTTGCTTGTTCTTCTTTCTTGGAAGAGCTTTTATAATCTTCGATAGCTTTAGTTACTTGGTCAAAGTTGGTCTTTTTGACAGTATCACTACGGATGATATTTGCCATTACAGAATAAGGATTGGTCATATCCACTTCATCCTTGGTATTAACAAAAGCACTAAGAGTGGTGAGATATTCTTCTAATTGTCCTAAACGAGAATTAATTTCTGACTTATCGAGGCTGTCAATATCGTCGAGAAGAGCCATTTTCTGATCAAAATTAGCTTCAATTTTCTTAAGACTGTCTTGAATACCAGTAGTGTCAAATGCTTCTGATTCTGTACCATCGTCTAAAAAGTTAGAGATATCATCACTTCCGTTAGAATCATGTGTAGGATTCCCCAAGTCAGTGTCTTCAAGTAAGAGTTTTGCAAAATAATCACGATAATTCATATTACAGTATTTATTCTATATTGATGACATTTTAAATATATGTTGCTATTTAAGCGCATAAGATGTATATTATGGTATGATTCGAATAGTTGTACCTACGGTCTTAACCGAAGAAGCTTATAAAAATAGTGTCCCATATACTTGCCTAAATCGTATTATACAGACACACGATTCTAAAAAAATGGAAATATATGTTACGATTATTCCCGAAAACCGTAAAGGTTTCTGTGCGTTATACAACGAATACATACATAATGATCCTGTCGAAAATGGGGAGTCTATCACAGTTTTTGTACATGATGATATTGAAATTCATGACCAATTTTTCATTCAAAAGCTTAGAAAAGCTCATGAGAGATTTGACATAGTAGGTGTAGCAGGCACAACCAGTCAAAATTATATCAATGCTACAACGCTGGCATGGCATTTATGTATGAACCGAAAAGAAGATGGTAGAGGGTTTCTATCACATGTTATTCCTAAAGATATCGGAGGATATGGGTTTCCGTATGTTAATTCATCTTTTTATGGTCCAACTCCCGCAGAGGTAGTATTTGTGGATGGGGTTTTTATCAGTTTTAATACTAAGAAAGTGGCTGATAGTGGGGTGAAATTTAATGAGAAATATACTTTCCATCACTATGATATGTCTGCGTGTGCAGAAGCCAAAAAGGTAGGATTATCAATCGGGGTATATCCGATTTTTGCCATTCATCATGGACTAGGAGAATTCCACAATGATAAATTATGGCAGAAGCTAGCAATTGAGTTCGCTACAGATTACAAAGACTATAAACAATCCGTATGATAGTAGATAATAGAGAAAATATAGATGATCGGTACACTTATGATCAACCATTAAGTACTTATTTTAGAACAAAATATTCCTATATAGGAAACATTTTAATTGATTTAGGTTCTGCCACCACACTGTATATGGATTTACCATATATATCTAAAGATGCCGGAATATTATTTAAACTGTGGTTTTTTGACAGATTATGTGAAATGTTAAAAGATGTATCTACACAAAAATTTTTTATTGTAGATGATACCATTAAACAGAAAATTCTTGTAAAACAGCAACCAGATTCTTTAATTGTTGAGAATGTCACTAAGAAAGTATGTACGTATTCTAGAGGAAAATATGTTGATCGGAACAATGGAACGTATATATTCCATATCGTGTTCCCCGACGAGGTACTACCTAATGAAATGTGCCAAATGATAGAATCCGAGTTCCATAACACCGTAAATTTATTCAGGCTAAAAAATAATGAAAACACCCTTTAGTATTGTTGATGATATTTTATTCACAAAAGATGATAAACGGCTAACCTCTAGTGACGATTGTAATCTTTTCGTAATCAATAAACTGATTTCATATCATTCTCCTGTATTCTGTAATATCTTAAACCAGACAGTAAATCAATATAAGGATGTGTTAAATGCTCAACAAACAGTAGATTTCCTGCGACTAATTTTTCCAAAAACAAATAAGAGAAGAATTGAATGGATGTATAAAAAGAATAAACTTGCTGAAAAAGCAAACGGGGTTGCTGTGCTTTTGGCGAAATCTCTTGAGGTATCAGAGCGAGACATTCAAGCGGCAATTAATATTTTTCCAGAAATCTTAGACGAATTCGAAGAAGATGAAAAGATGTATAAAAAAGTGGATAACTAAAAATGACATAGTTAAATATGTTGTATGACCGATAGCCAAGATAGATTAGTAGACTCTGTTGTTAATAGTATTCCTCGCAGCGAGAAGATAGTAAATCATAACATTGATTTAAAGGATTGGAGAATTGTGAATCTTTATAAAGATTCCTTATGGGTTAAACTTATTGATGAACCTGATGCACATACCGTAATTAAAAACGGAATAGTTCTTACTACCACTCAGGCAAAGGGGCCATATTCATTAGGCGAAATATTAATGACTGGTCCAGATGTTAAACATGCGGTAGTCGGTAGTCATATTCTGTTTGTTAAACAGGTAGGACAACCTGCACATAGAAGTGTTGACGGGTATAAATCATGGTTTGTTCGGGAAGATGCAGTTATGGCAGTCATAGAATATGCAGGAACTGCCGAACAAATGAAAAACGACATTACTAATCAAATTCTACTCGGTTAATAAATAATTAGGTGACTAATGCCACCTTACAGTTAACCTTAAGTAGAAACGTAGTAGAATTAAACTTCGTCAGACGACATCATAAAAACGGATGGTCCGATATAAGAGGACTATTTGGTACTACCAATTATGAATTATTAAATGGGGACTTCGGGCATCAGGTATTAAATTTCGCCCCTCCAAAAGGAGTAGGGATGGGATATAATTATAAACAATTTAATCTATGTGTTGTTTGGGATATGTTTCGGCAGGAGTATCGCGTGTTTGGCGCAGAACAAGTTAATGTCCGACAGATATGGGACGTATCTACTCCTGAAGGGATTGAAATATTCAAACAATATTTCTATGAAAATATTATTAATATGTCCCAAGATGATAAGTTACAATTTATGGGATATACAGGGGATATAGTGGCAACTCATCAACCAAATGTATCAGTCCATACAAAACGTAGTATATTTAAACGTGCAGCCGACAAATTCCAACATTTCGTGGATAGAGTAAAAAAATATTTTAAACGATAACAATAGTTGTTTTAGTTATTTTAAGGTTCTAAATAATAACAATGTTACAAATAGAAGGTTTCGAAAAAATGTTTACGAAGTATTTTCAAAAAAATATAATACTTCGTATAGGGAATGATGATATTAAAAATGGCAAATTTCTTTTAATACAGAACCATGTCATAACCAATAACTTTTATTTTGAATTGGTTATAGAAAATACTAAAAAGATAGTATCCTTTAAAATCCCATATCCTTTCTCATATAGTGAGTATCCAGAATCTGACATCATCTATCTAGATTATAGATTTAATACTCTTACTAAGAATCCCGTTTTAAAGAATCTGATGACTAATATTGGGAACGCCAGTATAGTTGATAAACCTTCAAAATTCTTAGACTCTATATTAGAAATACAATTTACTTAATATGTTATACTTTTCATTATTTTCCGGTGAGATATATGATTCTCCTACAGAACTAACTGATCCTTTTCAAATTCCGTTAAAAACTAAACCAGCCAATTCCTGCTCTAAATGTCACGGAAGGTTTTATACGTGCTATCTGACTACAAATAAACAATACCAGATTTGTAACAAATGTGTGAAAAAATATGTAGATGCTGAAAGATTATTACGCAGTGTAGAAGCTAATCGCATCAATCGCAAAACTTCCTAACAATGTCAACAAAAAAACCTATCATAAATGGCATAGTGTATAGAGATGATGATAAAATCATGTTCATCTCTATGTATGATGAGAAGCGTAGAGAGATTTTCGAGTCCAGATATCTAACTATGGGACCGAATAATACACCTATTTCGGAAAATTGTTTTATCTTAGTAGAATATGCAGAAGAACATTATCGCATAGTTACTAATCCTATAGTATTAACGAATATACATTATAATGGTAAAGATGTCGCCGCAAAAAATATAAGCATTGATGGTCTTATCACATCTTCATACGAAGCCGCTAAAAAGTATATTGAGCGTCATAAAGACGATCACCTTAATACTGAAGCATCTGACTGAGTATCATAGTACCGTCATAGTAGTACCTGATTAGGTTTCTACCACTTGCGGCTACGTTCATGGATGTACTACCAGAGAAGCGCCAGTCACTACCAAAGGAAGTGATGGAATAACCACTAGTTCCACTAGACATTATAGATATATTCCCTTGTTGTCCTGCTACAATATTAGTAGGATTTCTCATGAAACAGTTAGATGATAGTATAAGATTGGCGTTTCTGCCGACTGAATCAACATCCCATGATATTGCACCAGATGGTGCATGCGTAAGTGTGCCGGGAGTATTCACTATATTAGCACTTAAATAATTCAAACCAGAACTTAGAAAGTTTACCTGTCCCTGTAGATTAGAGCTAACCGAAATCATGGTGGAACTAAGATAGTTCACCTGTGCCTGTAAATTAGAGCTAACTGCAATCATAGTAGAGCTTAAAAACTCTATTCTATTCTGTAACGTCGAACTCACTGAAATCATAGTAGCACTTAAAAAGTTTATACTACTCACGGTCCATGCAGATAGTGCTTGTAAATTATTATCAAGCGCAGTGAACCCTATATTGATAGTTGATAAACTATTACCTATACAGGTGGTCTTTGAAACAGTGACGGGGACATAATAAAGCATAATTTTATTTATGGATTGAAAATGAAAAAAGCGACAATTTACATGTCGCTTTTTTCGTTTTAATTATTTTTCAGTATTAGAACAATCTTTCGCCTTCTTTTTTACCGAATCCGGTGCGCTGGGTTTGACCAACTTTAGCATTGCCGTTAGCATTTACATGATTTGTAGCTGGTTGCTTGCTTGGCTTACCGTCACGGGTTTGAGTATTGCCGTGATGCCCACCTTCGGAACCTTCAGTGTCTTCAGGAGCAAAACCTGTTTTGTTCTTGGAGAAATCTGCATCACCATTACCCTTTACGCGAGTAGTAGCTGCTTGCTTGCTTGGCTTACCATCACGGGTCTGAGTATTGCCGAGGTGCTTACCGTTGCCCATTTGACCATAGGATTCAGTAGGAACTGAGTCGTCTCCATCATCAAAGCTGAAATCGTCACCCATTCCGTCGTCTGATGTGCCTGCACCAGAGATAAGATCACAAATTTCTTGAAGGGTCATTGATTTAAGTTCGGAGAGAGTGAAAGTTTGGTCGTCATCGCCACCCATTCCGTCATCTTCTCCTGCATCAAATTCAAAGGAATCGTCGCTAGAGTCGTCATCAAAAGAATTTTCACCAGAGTCAAATTCTTCCATAAAGGTATTGAAAAGGTTGTCGAATGAATTTTTCTCATTATAACATGCACCTGCATCGAAAGGCTTCTTTTTCTTCTTGGTAGCAGAAACAGTAGGTGCAGCGGCTGCATCAGTAGTCTCATCTTCCTCAGCTTCTTCTTTCTTCTCAACAATCACAGCAGAAGATTGTGGCTTAAGATAATGATTCTCATAAATGTTTACTAGGTCTAGATTGTTTTCCATATAAACATTATTTATTGTAAACGTTTGATTTTTCTATTTTAATATTAACATATAAATATTGTAATGGCTAAGAAGAAATCAGATAAGTTTTTAAATAATAATGAAAACCTCCCTATATCTGTAGAAATTGAATACACCCCCGAACAGATTGAAGAACTACGTAGATGTAAGGACGATGTTATATACTTTGCAGAGAACTTTTTCTATATTGTAAATTTAGATGAAGGTAGGCAGAAAATAAAGTTATATGAACCCCAAAAAGAAGCTATTCTCAAAATTATTCAAAATAGAAGAACTGTTATATGTGCATCCCGACAGGTAGGAAAATCCACCCTAATGACCGTGGTATGCCTATGGTATGCTCTATTCACAGAAGATCATACTGTAGCAATTCTTGCTAATAAGGAAGACCAAGCAAAGGAAATTCTAGAACGTATTAAGTTAGCATATGAAGAAATTCCTAACTATATTAAAGCAGGCGTATCAGACTTCACTAAAGAACAACTTCGATTAACTAATGGTTCTAAAATATTTGTATCAACTACTTCTGCGGATGCTATTCGAGGAAAGTCAGTAAATACGTTATTTGTTGACGAGTTTGCCCACGTACGTAAGGAAATTGCCGATGACTTCTTTAAATCCATTATTCCTACGCTTTCGTCGTCTAGAAAATCTAAACTAGTCATAGTTTCGACCCCTAAAGGAACTGAAAATAAATTTTATGATATTTTCTCAAATGCTGAGAAGAAAAAATCTAATTGGGAATGTGTTAAAATATATTGGCATCAGATACCGGGGCGCGATGATGCATGGAAAAAGGAACAATTAGAAGCAATATCATATGATATGTCAATGTGGAATCAAGAATTTGACCTTCATTTCTTAGAAGATGGAACTTCTGCATTGAATTTAGAGGTTATTGAGCGTCTAAAAAATATGTGTCGTCCTGCGGATTTCACTTATGATTTTGGAGATTATCAGGTATGGAGAGAACCGGAAGCTAATAGAGTATACTCAATTGGAGTTGATGCTGCTGAAGGGGTTGGACAAGATTATTCGGTTGCTCAAATTATTGATATTACTGATCCAACTGATATTAGACATTGTGCTACCTTTGCATCAAATAGGTTACAACCATATATCTTTGCAGAAAAATTGAACCAGATTGCACGATCATGGGGTCGTCCGTTTTTATGTATAGAACGTAATAAAGAAGGGGGACAAGTAGTAGATGCATTGTCAGAAGTTCATAGATATGAAAACATCATACACTATTCTATGAAAAATGATACACGCGGAGTATATCAAAATCTTGGTATTTTCTGTCATCAAAATTCCAAATATACAGGTATTATGAATATGAAATATTTCATCGAACACCTAGAATCTGTTAAAATATATGATATGTCAACTGTTAAAGAATTTGAAACCTTTGTTCGTAAAGAAAATAAAACATGGGGAGCAAAAAAAGGACATCATGACGACAGAATTATGTCTCTTATATGGGCATTAATTATATTAGAGAAGGACATAGCTGAGAAATATTTAGAAGTACTTGAGTATGATGAGACAGGTAAACCTGTTAGAATAGCAGACCCTAATCAAGAATTAGCGAATATATCATTTTATAATCAGGGAGACGGTAATACTAATTATGCATGTACAGGGGGAGCACCCGCACCAGTTATATTCCAAATGGGTAAAGGTATTTTCAATTATAAAGAACATGATATGACTAAATACGCAGGCAACGGGTGGACATTCGTTTAATAAATACTCCTATGACTTCATATTTCGACAGTTACCTGCATACTATAATAGAAAATATAGTTCCTCTTTTCAAGAAAAAGAACGATGATGGTTCCTATACTTTAACAGATGAAAAAGGTGTTCCGCAATTAGGAGGTAAATCGTTCGATATTGATATGGTTGAACGAATCATTAAAGCAAATAAAGATAGAATATTCGCCGCAGAAGAACCTACCGAAGAAACACCCGAAACTCCTGAAGTAGAAGAACTTCCTATTAAAGGTGAGTATTGGTTCGATGAGAGCGGTAATGCGCAATATGCGGACGGGGACGTAGGGGATATGAACCATGAAGCATATGTTATTCAACGATGTGGTGGAGAAGTTGCTTCATTTTTTAATCTAGATGAATTTCATGAAAACAATATCATAAGTGAGATAGGAGATGAGATAGGAGATGAATGGGGAGATATAGAAAATGACCCCGCTAATGCCATAATCAAATATCTTGTTACGTTCTGTAAAATGTCAGAGACTAAAGCCAGTGATTTAGTACTAACTGCATATGGATCAACAGTAGATGCCCGCGAATATGCTATCAAAAATTGGAACTGGATTCGTGTACATGGTACTAATATAGAAGTTCATAAATTAAATTCCATCACTCTCAGAAACGTGGCAAGGGGTATAAACGATGCACTGGAGCAAGAAGGGCATATGTACGATGATGATGCAGACGAACGTGCAGGAATAACCAGTTACAATATATCCACATATACAGGTAAACGATATTCTATCACTCTTAATGATATGGAAAAAGGCGATGTTTCAGGATTAGAAGAGGAACAAACAGTATCTAAAAGCGCAGCAACTCAACAAGTTCGACAGATGGATATTGACAGTATGCCGAAATATTATCAACATAAAGGGGTAATAGGTGATTCATTTGACTCATATTATAACACAGTAATAGAACAGTTAGAATTATACACTAGATAAATAATAATTATGAATAATAGACCAAATGCTCCTGTGTTGGAAGATAACTGTCCTACTGAACCAGTTAATCAATCATATTATACTGATCAACAGAGCGTCCTCAATGTATCCAGAAAGGATAAGTTTCTATTGGTGATGGATATGCCACCCGCATTAAAACCCTTAGTTCAAAAAGAAAACAGATTATGTCATGGGGGAAATCTAGAGAGATTAAGGTTCTCCGTATGGGGATCGGTCATTCCTGACATTTCTGTTAATAAAATAGAAACATCATTTGGGGGACAAACTTTTAAATTTTCTGGAAACAGTCGTCCATCTTATCCCTCAATTGTATGTAATTTTACAGTAGATAATAATTATGATAATTATTACATTTTATGGAAATGGTTAGATATTCAAAATGGTGCATTGGAAGGACTATCAGAAAATAGAATTAAAACATACTCAACCAATATTTCAATATTTCCTTTAGCGGAATATGGTGCTCCTGTAGCAGAGTTTATATATTATGATGCATTTATTACAGGTATAGGCGGAATAAATGTCAGTACCCGTGATGCATCCGAGACAGAATCCACCTTTACTTTTGATTTTAGTCAGCTAAGTATGAAACTTGTTTAATAAATAAGGATTTTTTTGGAATATTATAAATAGTATGATATATGGCATCAAGTCTTAATACTATTTTAAATTCACCAGGAGTCGCTATCAGAGAAATTGACGTATCTGGATCAACTGTCACTCGCGCAGGAACTAATGTTTTCTTTGCAGGTTTCACATCACAAGGTATTTCTGATGAACCCACATCAGTATCATCGGTAGCCGAATTTGAACAACTTTTTGGGTTGCCTCAAACATCCGCTGAAAAATATACATATAATGCAATTAGTCAACTTCTAAACACTTCTGATGCATCCGTCCTCTTTACCCGTATGCCATATGGTTCCGGTGCAGGTCTTGGATACTCTGATTCTGTAAACACTCTTATTTTCCCTGTTATCGGGGTATCTGCTGTAGAGGTTAGCCCATGTGACTATTTCCGTTCCATCGACGAAGCTTCATGCCGTGTCAAATTCCCATGGTTATATAGTTCTTACTTTGTAAGTCCGTCTATCTGCTATGGTTCTGCCAATTTAAATTGCCCCCTCAATTCTTCCAACGAAGAAGCAGGGAAGCTATATATCCACGATCATCCAGTTCAATACAATTCGATCATTACTGGTTTCAAATTCGTAGTTGATAGCGATAGCGATCCTGAAGATTTAAAGATTTTCCAACTTCGTCCTACAGTTAATGGATTGGATACTACCTATTCAGTTGTTACTGCTTTCTCTCTTGATTCTATCTATGTGTCTAAAGACGAAGATCAATCACATCTATCAAATGACGGTAAACGTCTTATTGTTGATTTGACAGATGCTAGCTTTGCGAAAACTTATAATGTTAATTCTGGTTTACTTTCTGGTCAAACCTTGACTGGTTTATATGTGAGTGCAGGTGATGTTTTCGGTACATATTCTATTGCAAATAATCCTGTATTGAAATATTTCAATGCTAATTCGGATGTTGCAGGAACTTATAAAACAACTGTTTCTATCCTTTCTGCAATAACAACCGGAACAAATATTACGGTTGCTACATCTGCAAAAGATGCTACCACTCTTGATTTCTTAATCTCCTTCTGTGGTGTGCCTGTTGATGCAGGTTTGTCGTGCAGCACAATAACCGCATTAAATCTACAAGTTCCTGAAGCTGATAAGTATAACTTCTATCCTGTAGCAGGTGATGCACAGTTAAACGATGCAAACTTCTATGTTTTAGGTGAACCTATCAGTAAAACACTTAATTCAACTGAATATACCCTACTTCAAAATGAACAATTCAATTGGAAATGCGGTGCATATGAAAATGCATCCCCAAGCTTGGATATCATCAATAATGATGTTCGTGCAGGTATCGTGGTAGTAAATACTGCAAAAACAGCCCAACTTGAAGATTTTAGCGGATTCTATCTTGCCATAAATGACAATCTAAATGTAAATCCTTCTACTGATTTCAACTCCATCACAAGCGTTGCAGGTTACTATCAAGAAGTATGTCCCGGTGTATCTGGTAATTGGATTCATGTTCCATCCGAACGTTGGAATTTCCACACTAGTCAAACCTTTAATGGTGCGGCTGGATCAATTTCCGAAATAGTCGAAAACGGTGGCGGTATAGATTTCAGCAGCAAGAATTATAATGATTCTCTTACAGTAACTCTATTCAAACTACGTCCAACACAATTGACTGAAACTATCAATAAACTTGATCAGATTAAAGTTGAACAGTTTACTGGTTCTCTCAATGCAGACAGAAAAGTGAATGATTCATACGGTGGTCCTCCTCGCTCATACTTCCTTGAAAAATCCGTTTCAAATAGCAATTATTTGAAAGTTATGATTAACCCATATCTCTCCAATAACAATTGCTGGGCAGATTCTAAAGGTGTTCCACAGAAAACAGTTAGAATGTTCCGCGAACAAACCGGAGGGGTATTTGATAACTTCGATGCAGAGGCACAACTTGCTGCATACGGTGATAACCTATACGGTGTAGGTGCTTATAATGGCTATTGCAGAGATTCTCTCTATACTATGTGCCAGAAGAAAGATATAGGTAATCTTCCTGCTAAACTTGAAAGAGCTTTAGTGAATGTTGAAAATCCTCTCCAATACCCAATTGATATCACAATTGATAACGGACTTTCTACTATATGGGCAACTCGCGCAAGTGTATCAAACGATAACTGTATCACAAATACAAGTATCTGTTACAACTATGACGATTCTTATTTCGTAGACACCGATTCTCTATCACCTTATGATGGTACTTCGATGAACTCTCCTATCATTGATGCATGGACTACAATATATAATATCTTCGATTCCTTTGCTCGCTTTACTCGTAAAGCAAATGGTGGAGTAGGACACTTACATATTCAAGACCCTCTTCGTCAAATCTTCGTAAATGGTAAAGATTATAAAGTGGCTAACCGTCAAAAAGGTTTAATTCTTGAATCTTCTACTGGACAACCTACTGAAAAGTATGCATCATTCAGCAGAAATATTTGGGCACCCCTTCGTAACCTTTTTGCAGGAACCGATTCCAACTATTCAGAAAGCCATGCTAACTGGATTAAAGGATATTCTATGAACACTGACTCTTATGCATGGTTCGGCCCTTCTGCCTATAAAGCAGCACTCTATGCACGAAACGATCAGAATCAATACCCATGGACTGCCGCATTAGGTGCTAAGAACGGAGCACTTGCAAATGTTGTAGATTTAGCTATCAATCCAAATCAACGTGAAATGGACTTGATCACTAAACTTGGAATTAACCCAATTCTTAAGTTCCCTAATACTGGTTATCTCGTATATAATACCTTGACTCTTCAAAAAGAACCAAGCGCATTACAAGAAAACTATATTCGTAGAGGTCTTCTATGGTTAGCTAATTCTCTACAAGATAACTTGTATGAGTTTATCGGACAACCTAACACCATCATTACTCGCACAAGAGTTAAGAATAAACTCAGTCCTATTCTTAACTTCATGAAAGATAATGCAGGTTTATATGGATATGATATCGTAGTTGATGAACGCAATAATACTGCGGAAAGTATCGACCAAGGATTAATGAGAGTAGCCGTGTATGTGCAACCAACACGCACTATCAAGATGATCATTGCAGACCTTGTAATCAACAGAACCGGAGTAACTCTTAACGAGATATTCTAATAAATTAAACAAAAAAGGCGGGGAGAAATCCCCGCCTTTTTTATTGTTATTTTTTATTATTAATTATGAAAATATCTAGCAAAATGACTATTAACATTATCTTGTACTGCTTTGATGTCAGATATATACTGAGTGATTGCTTGTTGCAAAACCTCAGAATTTTCTAAACGCTTCAACTGATCCTGTACTTGTTGCAGACTAGTAAGAGAAGATGATAATCCCCCATGAGCCTTTGCTATAAAACGTCCTATAATTTCTTCGGGTTTTGGAAGAGAGGTGTTCAATATTGATTCGTACAGATTTTCTAGTTGCGGAGATTCCATACATAGTATTTACATTGATTTATTATTATAATAAATTAAATAGTACTTATGATAGATGCATCTAATCAACCAGACTTAGACGATGTGCTTAATTCTCTAAGCACTGCCAAACAAGTAAACAATGAAGTTAAGGCAACACCAGTTGAAAATTTAACTGATGATGAGACATATAATTACTTGATGAATAAATTACGTCAAACAATTGACTCAAATGCTGAAGTTATGGAACAGACTAAAGATTTAGTGAACCAAGTAGGGACATCTGAATATATTGAGGCGCATGCGGCTGTAGTAAAAAGCCAATCTGAATTAATTAAGAATATGGTTGGAGTTGTCATCGAAAAGAGAAAAATGGATCAGAATAAAGAACTTAAAACCCGTGATCTTGATCTTAAGGAAAAGAGTATTAATAATAAAATGGTTACACCTGAGTTAACCAATGGTGCAGCTAATCCTCAGAATAACACATTCATTATTGCTACCAGAGAATCTATTTTTAATAGTTTATTCGGATCAGATGAAGATAAGAAGAAAGCTGAACAGAAGATTAAAGAAGCAAACGGTATAGTTATAGACGTATAATAAATATGTATATAATATGACATTTGATAAATTATACTCTCTATGTGAAAATAGAGAAAATATGAAAGGTAAATCCCTTAAGGACGCAGGCTATGCTTACAAATATATCAGCATATTACGTGCTAAGTTAGAGTCGTTAGATTCTACATTTAAGAATATGGATTTCGTTACATTATCTCCTAAATTTGCATTAGAACATGCCCAACATTTATTCGCAGTAGAGGAAGAACCTGCCATTATTATCAAAGCTATGGTTAGTGCGGATTCTGTTTTTGAAGCGCCTAATCCGGGTGAATATTTTTATGATGGGCCTACTGTAATGGGGAAAATAGTAAAACGTATTGATTCGTTTGATTAATAATTGACATGCCTATATGTATGTGGTAACATATCCACATGAGATATTTTACAAGTGATTGGCACTTAAATGAAGACCGAATAGGCATTAACGGAAAGCCTAATCTCTTTTATAGACCATTCAATCAGATAGATGAACAGAATTCTGCAATAATTACAGAATTAGTAGATTCTAAATTCGAAGATGGGGATGAACTAATACATTTAGGAGACGTAGTATATAAAACTGATAAGGAATCTACGGTGGCTCTAAAGTATATCAGGGACAAATATCCTAAATCAAAATTTACATTGATTTTAGGTAATTATGATGAAGATAAATTTGAATATCTTTCTATTTTCTTTGATGAAATATTGAAAGATAAAGTTATAAAAATACAAAATAGAGAATATTATCTCAATCATTATCCCGGTAATTGTTTAGATGTAGAGTTTGCAATAACAGGTCATATTCATGGACTTTGGAAGGTTCAGAAGAATATGATTAACGTTGGAGTTGATGCATGGCATTTTAGACCCGTTTCAGAAGATGAAATTGATTTTTGTAGAACCGCATGTGAAAAACACTATGATAAACATGTTTTCCCTTATTAACTTATGTGGCATATTATAATAGGAAGTTTATTCGGCATACTAGCATTAGGGATACCCATTTTATGGCTCATTTGTATCTCATACCCTACTCCGCGTCCACTACCAATGACATATGAAGAAGAGATTAAATGGTTAATCTCTTTAGGAATGACAGAACAAGAAGCTAAAGAAATTATTGACACTTATTAAATTATGAATGTACTTAGATATGAAACTCCTGAAACAGAATTTGAACAATACCTTGATAAACCTATTGTTTTTCTTGCGGGACCAACTGTAAGAGGTAATCAAACCCACTTAACTTCATGGCGATTTGCTGCTATTGAAGAATTTGAACGTCAAGGATTTGATGGAAC